TAATTAGCAAAAAGTGTTGCGGCAATCAGTATGTATGCTACTTGCGGTGTTTCAAAAATTTCACCTGTTACACGATTTTGTACCAAATACTTGCCTCGCATCTGCTCCATAGCAACATAGGTAAGATTTTCATCTCGATCGTGTCTAACAAATTTGTCAAGTTTGTCCCATTCTTTTTCAGAATATGCTTTGAGTAATTCTTTGTCGTAGTACCCTCTTACTATGTTTTTTTCAACAATAGATCTTAGTGCAGGTGGATCAAACTTTCTATAGATATCTTTGCGTAAATGATAGTTGATCAATCTACCAGCAACATACTGATAGTTTGGGTTTTCTTCGCTGATGAGATCTGCGGCGGCTTTAATCAATGTTTCCTGTATTTCATTACTGCTCATTCCGTTGTAAAACTGCACATTGCTACGCAGTTCAACTTCACTGGGGCTAACACCTGTGATACCGTTACAGGCATAAAATACCACTTTGTGAAGTTTTTCTAGGTCAAGAGTTTCTTTGCGACCGTCTCGCTTGACAATCTGAATGGGTTTTGACATATTATCCTCTATTATTTTAAGAATTCAAAATCTTTTTTGGTATAGGTTCGAATTATTGTTGCTTGCTCTAAAACTTGTGATGTATTTACTACTTCGTGCCAAGAAAAATTTAGAAAAAACTCTTGTTCAACTCTAGTACAGAGTTTTAATTCTCCGTCGTGTTCACAAACCACCAATTCAGTATTGTAGCAAGAATTTTCCAACATTGCAAGGCTGTAAAACATTGCCAGTCCTATAATGACTTCGTCGTACACTCCTTCAGCAAGCATTTCCCATGGGTCAGGCCAATTTTGATTGTAGTCTGCACTATAGTATTGATTGCTCAACGGAGCTTGGCACCAAAAATCTACCACAGCTTTGCATAATTCTCCTGTATCTTCTACAGGTAGGCTGTTGCGCCAGCGTCTAAAACAGGAAATACGATCCTGCGGTTTCTGATCAAACATCTATGGAGCAAGCGTTCTTGAATTGTATCTAAAAGTTGCATCAACTATTTGATCATCCATTGAGTATGTGATTTTTACTTTGTCTCCGTCAATGAATGCGCTGAAGCTAACACCAGCATTTGTAGTGCTTTCCACATAATCATCAGATATATCAACATTTCCGTCATCAAAAGAAATGTAAAGCGTGCCTCGTCTAGAGATAAACGGTCCTCGCTTGATGGTGTATTCAATGATAGGACTTTCTGCATCCAACAGGTCAAACTCTAGTCCATCAACAAGAGCGTTGGTTACATTGTTCTGCAGGGTGGTTTGTTTTCCTGGATAAGTTTTTAATCTTCCGTGCTTGGTCCAATTGTCGCTTTCTACACTGTAGCACAAAAATCCATTGAATTCTACTCTTGCAAACAAATCATCATCGGCATCTGGTCTATCAAAGTTATCTGCTATACTGTAGTTGTCGTTGTCGCCATAGTCAATCACTGGGGCAATCGGGTTGCTTTCTCCAGCAAGACCGTTGGCGCAATCTCTAAAAGTGTTAAAACTGCTGATATTCTGCGTCACGCCATATCCGTGTATAGCTCTGTTGTAAATGTTGTCAAAATAACTGTTTGATATCTTTACTGCCCGTGGTCCAACTACACTATTGCCACTACCGGTGGTGTCTTTGCCCAACACCACGCCTTTGAACAAGTTATCAAATGTACAACTGTCTATGATCACATGGTTCACATCATCGTCAATTTTGATACCATAATTGTGTGCTTCAAACTCGCACTGATGAAAAACAATGGTGTGTGTATCTTCAGCTGGTGTACTGGTCATAAACACACAACTTGTGCTATCATCGACACTGGGCGCAGGTTCGATGGGTCCAATGAATTTGACATTGCTAAATCTACAATCATACGCACTGTCAATTTGTACAACAACATCGTTGTTGGTTTGTGTAAAGTTCATATCTTTGACTATGATATGATTTGGCGAATCGGCGCTGTTTGCTCCGATTGCAGGGAATATTTGATTTAAACTATCAGCTGTTCTTGCTACAACATCACCGCCCGTTTGTACTATTTCTGTGCTATCCGGACCGTCTCCGTAAAAAATCGCATACGGTGGCAAAGTGATCACATCACTGACAATATATTTGCCAGCCGGAAAATACAATGCTCTGCGAGCTTCTGGATTGTTTTCTCTAATAAAAACCTGCTGAATAGCTTCTTGTATTGCCGCAGTATCATCGGTACTGCCGTCTCCGGTTGCACCAAAGTCCAACACACTTACACGCTCGTCTAGCTTGCGTTGTAAGCTTCTAGCAACGGCGTTTTGCACAGAGTAGCCCGCATGTTCGCCTTTGTATGTATAAGACGAAATAAGACCCAAAATATCACTGTATTGAGTGAGAATTTCAGTATTGCCAATTTCTGGAGCGCCTTCAGTGAGACTGCCGTTGCCAATGTACAGACGTCTTTGATCAACAACCCAACCAAACTCTGCACTGGCCAATTGAGGCAGGTTTTCTGATAATCCACGCCTGTGTTGTATTTTTGAAATCTGAACTATTGCCACACTTGTACTCCAATTCTGTTATTTTTATTTATGCTACTTTATTGGGTATTTTAATTCGCCGTCATGCTCTATGTAGTAATCATCTTTTCTGGCAAAACACATGTTGCACACACGCTCTGGCTTGGATTGAACATTTAACCAGCTTTCTAAATCATCTTCTAAGCCACAAGAATTGTACTCTAACCAATCATTCCACACAGGATCATAACTTTTTCTGCTTTTGAAAAAATCATTCAACACTGCCATTGGAGGACACTTGTAGAGTCTACCTTCAAATAGATTTACAAAATTTTTGATATGACACCATTCGTGGCTTTTGATGTATTCATTACCAGCATAAGGATTGTTTGGTACTATTTGATTGTTTTCAATTTCGTAATGTTTGACCCACTTGTTGCCCACATAGTCGGTCACAGTAAAACCACTATGAGTCCACCCGTCGTGAATATCTCTAGTATTTTCTGCAATACCTTTCTTAAAATACTCTATGCCTTGGTCAATTTTTGTTCTTGCTGTGGTGTCACTGGTATGATAACTCACGTCAATGTGCAGTCTTCTTGCTATTTCGGGATCTTGATATAACTCTAGTATTTCTGGACGATTCGTTAATTTCAACCCGTTGGTTTGTATAAACAACATGGATTGCCTATATTGGTTGGCCAAATATTCGCAAATACCTTTAATATACAGGTGGAGATCGGGATTGAGAAACGGTTCCCCTCCAAACAAACAAATTGTGTCTTCGACTTGAACCCGATCCAGCCAATTAAAAATTGTATCTTTTTGATCTGCCCAACGATACACACCTTTGATGTCTTTGAATTGACTAAAAGTAACACAGCCGTCGCAGCTTAGATTGCATGCGCGACTTATTACAATATCTAATTTTTTAATCTTTGGCAGTTTTTGCCATGATGCTTGTCTTTGTGCTACTTCTGCATAGTTTTTAGCTGGCGTAAAATTCATAAACCCTGTCCCACCAAGCATGACTCCAATATTCAAATTCGGCACCCTGTAGTTCCCAAATTTGAAATTGAAAATCTCTGCTGCACATCAAAATCACGCCAGTTGAAATATCTGTCTCAAACATAGCATTGTGTGCATTTGCATAAGCAGTTAACTGTATTTTGTAGTCATCGACCCATGCATCTTTTTTTGGTTTGTTGGTTTGTTTGAAATCAATTATCGCAGGTTTGCCTTTCCACATACCCACACAGTCAGTGGTCCCAGCATACAATTCAGGGTAATACAATGGAACTTCAACGCCCCATGTTTCTGTCATGTGACTCATTGCTTGATCAACAATCACTTTTGCCATCTTGTGTCCTTGCTGTTGGATCATGTTTGAACCAGGATCGCGCAAAACACCATCTCGACTATAGTCCTCCATAAATTTATGCATCACAGTACCAACGTTGGCTGCTTCGGTGCTGATTTGTTGAGCTTGTTTTTCGCCTACTCTTTTTTTCCAGTTTGCCAGTGCTTCACGTTTTTCACGCGGCTTTGTGCGATCCAATATTGTAGTAACACTTGGCACAGCATGACCGTCGGGGGTAGAGTAAAGACGCTTGCCTTCTACCTGTTTGCGAGAAATAGGTTTATAATCAAATTTTTCTACTAACATAGCTGTTATTATACAGGTTAACTGCGCTTTCGTAAAGCTCTTTTTGCCATGGTATCAACTTTGTTGAGGCTGGGCTCATCAGCGTTGGAAGGGTTGGTTTGATCTACCTGATCTTTTTCGTCTCCGTATGGGCGTAGTGTGATGCTGTCTACGTTAAAATCTTTGACAACATTTTTAACTGCATCGTAGTTGTCGTAATACTTTTTGAAACTTGCATAGTCTATGCTTTGGCCAAGATTGCTCAACATAGTGCTCAGTGCAGAGAAACTAATACGACCTACTAATCTCTCTTTGTGTGCACGCTGTCTTAAAAAATCAAGCAAAGTCAGTAGATTGGACAACCCTTGTTGTGTGTAATCTATCTCTACTAGTCTCATTAGTCTTGTTTTTCTCTACCTAGAGACACTGGTTCTTCTTGGCTTGGTTCGTCCTCGATATCTAAATCTGTGTCAGCAACATCGTCAATGTCTAGATCTAGCTCTTCTTCAGAATCAGCTGTAGACACCATAGGTTCGCTGCTTTCGCCTGTGATGATGTCTGTGGCCTTTACCATGCCGTCTCGAGCAGCAGTAATGTCCTGTAGTGCTTTTTGTAGTGTTTGTGTAGCAGCCTGACTGTACTGTTCGGCTTTTTCACTGCCTACTTGGTCACGCATGCTGTCAACCAAAGGATACAAATCTTCGTTTAGCATTTCGCCGATGTCTTCGACCATACCGTTTAGTCTATCGCTAAAGTCTTTGGTAGCCAGTACTACTTCAGCTTCGCCTGTGTCTACGTCTTCGTTGATGTCATCTTTCATCACAGACTTTGCAATATCGTGTGCTTTGCGAATAGTGCTTTTTTTCAGTGGTGGTTCGTCGCCGGTTGATTTCATGGCTTGTGCCATGCCTACTGCATACGGGCTTTGTGTCTTTTTGGCTTCTGCAATAAACAGCTCCAGTGCTTCGCTTACCATCAGGCGCTTTAAAAATTCTGGATTTTGTTCAGCAGTATTTCTGCTCACATTCAACCGAAACTTTTCCAAGCTTTCGTTCATGCTTTTTAGCATGTTGTCTGCTTTTTCTACAGTCAACCCTTGTGTGTTTAGTTGATAGTTGAACCTTGTTTTTAGTGTATTCTGTAGATTTTTAAATGTATAATCGTTGCTGATATCGTCAAGACGCATGATTTTAGTCCCTTTGTAATATAGTAATAATATTTAGCCTAAAAGTTAGATTTAGAATACTTGCTGATGCTGTCAATACATTGACTGATACGAGCTTTGCACTCGCTGAATCTGTTTTCGTGCAACTCTAGCATTTCATATTCGTCGGTTTTGCTGTAGTATCTTATACGAGAGAAATGGAAATTTTTGTCTTGTTTGGTATTGGAAAGTTTTTTGTCTATGCTTTCTAAATACTTTATTTTTTGCACAGGAGCAGGATAATAGTAGGCAAAATAATATGCCACAATTTTGTTGTCAAAGGTTTTGATCCATTGATCATTCTTTTGTACATTCCACTTACCACCGTTGGCAATGATCGAAAATTCGCCCACCGACAGTTTATCTCCAGTTTGATTCACATACCGAGAATTAGTGACTTCGACTTTGATCAGTTTATCAAACGTTGCCTTGATCTGGGACAGTGTAGTAGAGTTCGCCATTGTGTTTTTTCCTTGATACGACTGCTTTGTTTATCAACGATCTTGCAGTTTCCAGCTGGTCTGCTGTGAGTTTGCTGGCTGCAATCTCTTTGAATTTTATTCTACGATATAGATCATGCTCTGCTGATGTCAGCCAGACACCTGCATTATTTCCTAGGTTTACTAAAATCATATGTGTTTATTTACTGTGTTGTTCAATCCACTGCTGAGCAAGTGGCTTTGTAGGCGGTGTACTCAAAAAAGATGATACTTGTTTTGATATTTGATTAATTTTATCGCCTACACTATCTCTTTGGTCAATGCTGTTGTCAATAATATGAAAGTTGCTGTTGCCAAACATTTGCTGCAGTCTGCCCATGTTTTTTTGCACTGCGCTCCACATTTGACGCACCATGTCATCTGGCAAAGTTCTTTGTCTTTTTTTGTTTTGTTCAAGATTTGTTTCTAGATCGGTGTTGACAAACACCATCATATTGTCATAACCTAGTGCATCAAGACGTGTTTTAATTTTGGCAATTTTGTCTGCGTCCTTGGCAGTGCCGTCAACAACTAGTCCTAGTCTACCTGCTTTGTAGAGTTCTTCCTGCTTGTCGGACAATTCCTTGGCACGTGTTCGCAATTGCTGTCCTTTTTCGCTGTCAATGTCCTGCGGAGACAGAGACAAACCTGCTTTTGACATCAAAAACTCATATGCCTGATCAGGATTAACCACTTTCAATCCGTGTCCTTGCATGGTATTTTTGTACACATAACCTTTGCCTGCGCCAGGTCCACCTGCGAGAAAAATTGCTTTGAAAATGTTTGGGTCGTTTATGCCTTCGTCTATATCTTGTTCTGTGGCCAATTGCACGGTCTGGCCTGGACGAATATTAGCTCGTTGGTTTCCTGCTTTTTTTGGCTTGATTGTGGTGGTGTTGTTGTCTTGAGCAACGTCAACCTTGTCCAAATCAATCTCAATACCATCGCCAGCAAATGCTTTGTTACCACTCACTCGTGTGATTTTCAGCTTCTGTTCTTGTACAAATTCACGTGCTTTCATATTATCTATTTAGCGACGCTACTCTTCTGCTGGCTGGATTGACTTTTTTGGTGCGCTTGGCTTTTCTTGCCATGCGTGATCCTAGTCTAGCCTTGGTCATTTTGAGTTTGATTCTTTTTTTAATATCAGGGGCAGCAAAGCACTGGCTAGGGCTGGCTACAACCCTGCCTTTGCGTTTGCCTGATGTGCATCTATACTTGCGAACAACCTTGGTGCCTCTTCGTGCCCAAGCGATTTTTGCTTCTGCCAGTGTATTGATGCCTTGTGTTATTTCTTGGATTAACATACTGTTATGTGTTTATTAGAATGTATACTAGTGTTACGCAGCTGGTTGCTAAAAAACCAATTGTGCCTATGGCCCAACCGATTATTTGTTTTTGTCTTTCGGTATTTTGATGAATAATAGCTTGCTTGATGTCAACTAACACAGTTTCCACTGTAGTCAATCGCTGTTCTACGTTAGAAAACTTTTCTTCCATACGAGAGTACCTTTCAGCACAAAGCTCAACATGGGCCTCTAAACTCTCTTTTTCAATGTCTACTGTTGACACAATAAATCTCCACAAAATATTCTACATAATGCGATGCTATGAATGCCTAAAGTAGTGCCCGGTTGTTTGCCTGTGATGTGCCTGATAAAAATTGCCTAGTGCATCTTTTGTAATATTTATCATTTGGTATCTGTCAAGTAATACACACATATATTTCTTGTGCTTGGGTCCGTACTATTAATAATACCAGGCGAAATGTCTACTGTTTCGTCTAAATTGGTAATAACAGGCACCTGATGCAAATCCTGCTGTAAAAGTGCTGTAGGTTTATCTCCTAATGTGAACAATTGATTTTGTTCGGTGGTAAATTCAAAACACCAAACGTTTTCTTTGCCTTTATACGCAGATCCAAAATCAAAGTTACTGAGACTTTCGTATTTGCATACAGGCGTATACAGGATATTTGGCAAAGATCGTAGCCCTAGCACTTGAACTAATGTTTCCCAGTTTCTTTGCTTGCTTCTGCTTTTGTTCCAACTGGTTTCATTGTTGATAATAGTATCGCTGTCGTCGATTACTTGCTTGAGAGTTGAGTTGTAAGGTGCTACAATACCAGTAGCAGTGATGTCTATGAGAGTGTACACTGCAAATGCTTCTGCTATGTTTTCATTGCTGGTACTTGATATGCTACCGTGCACTCGTTGATGATAGGTCATAGTTTTATTTAAGCCATAAAAAAGCCCACTGTAAAAAGTGGGCTTTAGTTGTGCTGTTTTGAGCTATTAAGCTAGCTTGAAACCGTTGTCAGTAACTGTAGCACTGCTTAGAGCGATTGTTGTTGAACCGTCTTCAGATGTTACGTCGCCAACTGCACGAATGTCAGCTTGTAGCTGAGCAGCATAAGTTGTTTCACTGCCGTCGCCGTTGTAGTCAGCTGAGTGATCAGAACCTTGAATCATCACTGAGATTTGGTCTGTGTCTACTTGCATTAGTAGAATGCTGCTACGCTTTTCTAGTACACGCAATACTTTTTCTACTGCGCCGTCTGGACCACGATCGCCGGCCATTGCTGTGTCGTCGCCGCCTGCGTCTGCTACACCTGGCTCTAGACCAGTGATTGCAATTTTGTAAAACTCTACAGGCTTCTGTAGGTTGTTGGTTAGTACGTCAATTGAACCGTTTACACGAGTTACTTCTGCCATTTTTATATATCTCCAAAAATAGTGTCCCGTAGGACTTTGTAATATTTATACAATTACAAACTTTTGTATTATTTCCACACCTTGCCCAATGCATAGCCTGCGCCGAATGCCAGTGCAGCTTTTTTGGCCAAACCCATACTATCCTTTTTGGCACCTGCACTCTTGTACACACTTTCAAAATCCCCATAGAGATCACTGCGTCTACTGTGCAACAGATAGTTTCTTTTGAGCAATGCCAGAGCACCCTTGCGCTCATTTTCGTCTAGGCTGGGCCAGTCTTGTACAGCTCTTCTGGCACTTACCAATTGAGCATCCACAGGACCCAAAAATCTCTGCAGTTTGTAGAGATATTGTCTGCTGAATCCATTGTCATAGCGTTCGCTGACCAGGTGTTTGAGATACTGCTTGGTTTGTAAAAACGGTATGTTTGATTCTGCTGGAATTCGAATCTTGTCATGATATAGATCTTTGTTGGTTAACACAGCCAGTTGATTGTGTAGATCAGTGGCACTGGTTCTTATCTTGTCAAAGTTTTGATATTGCAGTGTACGCTTGGCATAATTTTTAGCCACAGCTGGATTTTCGTGTCTTAGTATCTCAAGTGTGAGCACATGCAAGTACAAACTGTTGATCAGTGTGTCTGCAGTCTTTGGCAAGTTTTGTTCGTTGCGCAACAATCTGGCTTCTGTGAGTTCATTTTTTATAAATTCAAAAGACATGTTAGTTCCAATTTTTCACAGCATTGAAATTCTCTTTGGAAAACTCCAGTCTGTCTACCAGTTTAACTGCTTCTTTGCCATTTATAGCAACAAAGCCCTCTGGGTCTGTTACTCTATAGCCGTTTTCTGTTTTGATAAATGTACCTGCCAAACCCTCGAGCTTGTTTAGCTTTTTGACCAACATGTTTTTTAGTTCAATAAGACCTTTGTACACGCTGACTATTTTTGTCAGTGTAGGCATGTTTTGCTCAACAAACTGCTCTTGTCTTTGTATTTTTTCAACTCTGCGTTGTGCTGCAGGAGACTCTGTGCCGCCCTTGAGGCTTTCAATTTCTTTTTGCATACGCTGAGTATAAAAATCAACAAAGCCTTTGATAAATTCTTCAGGATTGTCAACTGATTGTCCGCTTCTCACTCGCTGATTCATGTATTTTTTCAACATGTCTCCTACTTCCGGGCTGGTCACAATGTTGAACTCGTCTTTGCTGACTGTTTCCAGTAATCTGCCTACATTTGCTATATACTTGTTGATAACACTTTGCTCTTGATCTGTGAGCGTAGCAGTACCAGTGACATTCTTCATGGTAGCGTCATCGAACCACACATCACTGGTGCGGTTAAGTCCGTTGACATCTGCTCCAAACTGTGCTGTCATGTCTGCTCTGGTTTCGCCTGTGTAGGTTGTGTGAAACACAATGCCTATTTTGGCGGCTGCAATCTGTTCTCCTAGGTCGCTATCCGCTGGCACTGCATATGTGATTGTGTTTGGTGTAAACACATAGTGCGGCTCTCCGCCAATGTTGTCCAACTTTACATCATCCTCTGTGAACAACAAATCGCCTTGCAGTACATTGCCTATGCCAAGATCTTTCAACTGTTCGAATGCAACACCTAGTTTTTTAGCCAAGCCGTCACCGTACTGTTCTAAATCTTGTTTGCTCTTGACCATTTTTGGTTCTTTTTTGTTGAACACACCTTTGGTGCCTACAAAAAACTTGCCATCGTCTGGGTCAATGCCTGCAAACACCGCAGGTGCACCGTCCCACTTTACTGTGAGTTTGCTTTTGCCTTGTCCTTGCTCCAGCACATCTACCACAGCATCTATATACTTTAGTGCCTTGACTGCACCATCGTAGCCTTGATCAAAGATCAAATCTTCAGCGTGCTCAAGATGTAGGTTTTTGTCTTCTCGAATAACACTTTCGTTGGTTTTGGGCATTTTGGTTTTGAGAAACTCTTCCACTTCTTTGCCTACAAACGCCTGTGTAGACTTGGTTGTAAACAAGTTTGGCACTTTGCCTGTGTAGGTTTTAGGAAACATGCCCTTGGCCCACTGCTTGTACATCTGTTGTTTTTCTTGCTTGGTTACGTCAGCATCATTTAAGCTACGAGTGGTGAGAATCTTGGCCTGATATTCGTACCATGCACTCAATGCTTTGTTTCTTAACGGCACAAACTTTTTGGCCAATTCTTTTTTGGTTTTGGCTTTTTGTTTTAGTTCTTGGGCGCCTGCAAATCTACCTTTGAGTTGTGCAATGCTTTTGCCTATGTTTACTTCAACGATTCTCATTGGCTTTGCGAATGCTCCTTTGGAATTTTTTAGGATCTTGTGCTTTGATACTGTTGATCAGTCTGCGCTCTAGTTCTGCGGCTGTTTCTTCATCGTAGGTTTCGCGTATGGTATTGATCAAGTTTACAGCACTTTCAATTATGTGTTGCCCTCTGCTTTCTACTATGTGCTGGCGATCCTTGCTTACAGCAATAGTTTCTAGTTCTTGTAGTATAGATCGGGTTTGTCGTTTCACAGAAAGGTCCTTAAATTGTATACAGTGTATTTAGTAGATGTTAGTCTACTCCGCACATGCTGTCATTTGGAATGCTGGTGTTAATCTTGCTGATTGGTTTTTAGGTTGGCTAGCATACCTTTGAGTTTGCTGCTTTTAACATCAGCGGATATCTTTCCAGGCTCATCAACTTCTAAAGATCCGCTGCTGGTTTCACCAGTGGATACACTGCTGGTTGCTTTGATTTTATCATAGATTGTACTGCTGCGTTTTTTAAACTCTGAGTATTCTTCGTCTTCGGCTAAGTCTTTGATACGCAAGCTGTCAATGTCGAACTCCAAGTCTACTTTGCTGCCAACTCCACTACTACTTCGCGTTTTAATCAACTGTAGCTGATATCTGCCGCGCTCTCGCATAGCACGACTAGTGTAGATAGCGAATACATTGTCTGCTGTATTGATCTTAGAGATACCACCTGCAATGTGCGAATGATCAAGTTCTACTTCTTCGACAGCACTACGATTCAACTGCGAAGCAGTCACTAACATCAAATCCAGCTCTTTGGCTAGATTTCTCAATTCTTCTGCAACATACTTGTCTTTGATAAACTGATCAGTTGGTGCTACTTTGACTGTGCTGGGCATCAACAAATCTAAGTAATCTACACACAAAAAGTCAGGCTTAACTCCGGTTTGAATATGCAATTCTTTGATGTATGCTCTTACATCATTGATGGTGCTTTGGGCACTCATGTATTTCAAGTATAATTTACCAGCTTTTTTGCCGGCCATTTTTACTTTGATTTCTACATCATCTACGCTTTTTAAGATGTCTCTGCTGGGCATATCGGTGATCATACTGTCTATGCGCATTGCACACAGTTCTTCCGAAAGTTCTAGTGTAAGATACACACCGTGCAAACTTGTGGTAACCCAGTTTACAGCCAAGTTCTGCATAAACAAACTTTTTCCAGATCCGGATCCGCCTGCAAATACCTGTAGTTCACCTCTGTTAAAACCACCATACAACTTCTTGTCTAATGCAGGCCAACCTGTGCTTTGCTGGCCATTATTATCCTTGATGCGTAACAATCTAGCTTTGGGATCTTCAAAGTATTCTGTACCTAAATCTTTCTGCAGACTAATTTGCACAGCGTCTTTGATCATTTTCTCTACTGGATCATAGTTGCCTTCTTCTAACAAGTCTGCGCTTTTAAGGATGGCGCGTTCTAGCTCTGCACGTTTAGTAAATCCTTCAAACTCTTCTAGGAACCAATCTAACTGCCCTTCGTCTAACTGTTCAACAGGTTGTAGTTTGCTGCCAGTGGTTGCGTTGATCTGTTGCAAACTAGGCATAGTGCTGTGATTGTCGGCATGATCTAATATAAATTGTGCAGACGCTCGCAAGCTCCTGTCAAAGTTTTCTACATTGTAGATGTTGCGAACACGCACAAAGCTCTGTGGATCATGAATCATAATCTCTAAAAACAATTTTTGCAAATCAACGCTATATTCTTTATTCATACAGTTCGCTTATTTTTCCTTTGACCTGATTAAAAAAATTTTCATGACTTCTAATACCCGGATGATGTCCTAACGGACCAGTGTCAACTCTAACTTGCTGGAAGGAATTGCATAAATTTGCCCACAGAGTTGTGTCTAATGTTTGAAAAGATTCATAGAGTTTTTTGTATAAATCCCATAATTCCCCATCAGGTCGATGATCAAACCGAATAACATCTTTTGTAAAATCTGACAAATCTGACAGCTGATTACACCTGTGTAATAAGTCGTTAGGCAAATCAATCAATCCATCTACAAAAATTATTTTATTGTGAGTTGATTTAGCAATATGTGCAAGTGCTGTGCAATATGTAACAAGTAATTGCAAATTATGATAATCACCGTTGATTATACGTAATACATCACAAAATTCTCCTAATTTCTTTTTTGACATGCCCATTCGCTGAGATATCGAGTCTATGCTATTTTTATCCATGTTGGTATTAATTCTCAGGTCCGCATCTGGATACAACCATATTCTATTTAAAATAGACCATTGCACAACGTAAATATTATTTTGATTTTCGTACATATGATTGGCTGTTCGCTGGAATATTAAACAATTACTACTTCCGCCTATTGCTATATTCTCTATTTGGCAATTGTAAAAATCTTCAACAAGATATGGGTAAACGTATTTTTTCCTATCATTTTCTAAGAAACCTTCGCCGTAAGTCCAACTGCAACCATTAAAAATAATATTCATAATTTGTTAGCTTTTACCTTTATCTTGACTTTGTTTGCTTCAATGCTACTTATAATACTGCAAAACACAAACAATTTTCCATACTTAATCACCGCTTCGTTAACGTCTTTGCAGGTGTCATGCCACTCAGGAAAACTCACACTCCACCCAAAGTCCACAGCTTGTTCTATCATACGCTTGCCGGACCCATCCCTATCGGGCACCAGCACGACTTCTTTGCCAAGTTTGTCAATCATGTCAACCTGTTGTTCGCTGATCTCGTTGCCCAATGTTGCAACTCCGTCAACACATAATGCATCAAAAGGTCCTTCGGTTACTAGCACAAACTTTCTGTCTGGTGATTGTGCGTCAATGTTATACACAAACCCAGGCTGACTTCTGGTATAGTATTTAGGTTTGGTATCGGGGTCAATGATTCTGGCTGTGTAGCCTACACTTTGACCGTTGTACACAAAAGGCAACAGCACACGTCTATTGAATCGATTGGTTGTTTCCGGCGTCCAATAAAATTTATGCGGTGGTAACTTTCTTTGATATAGATAATTATTACAATCCACCATGTCTGCAGGATAGTCGTACCCAGAAGCATGGCTGTCCAACACCAACGACACACTATCGGGCAAATCTATGGTTTCAAAATCTGGATCAAATTGTTCAGTTTCAAATCCAATCTGTTCAGTTTCGTCTTTGACACGAATAGCTTCCAGCACCAAACGTTTGATTTCGTTGTCATCAGCTCCTAACCATGAGAGCAATTTGCGAAATTTATAGCTGAGATGCCAACCTGGTTGCCAGCCTGTTTTGTAATTACAATTAAAACAATGATAACTTATGTTGTTGGTGTTTACAATTACTCCGCCGCGGCTGCGGGTATCTGTGCTTTCTCCATTGTGTACACAACAGGGTGCATTGAAACTGATCCAACCGCTAGGAGTTTTTCGTTGTTTGCCTGGAAGCAAGCTTAATAGTGTCTGTTGCACAGGATTCATAAGGTGTAGTATAACAGATTAAACTGTAATAATCAACTTCTATAGAGAATATTTTCAACGGATCCACTAGTGGTTTGCACTCTAAATCTCACCTGTGCATACACGCCTGCAAAAGTAAAGTAATCTGTAGATGCCTGATTGATATAGTCAACACTTGCAACATCAAAAAATTCATTGTTGTCTTGGCTAATACTAGTACTCATACTGGCCTGTGCTGTGATTGTGCCAGTAAATACACTGGAAAATTGCACCTGTGCAGTGTGTAGTGCTGTGTTTTTGTTTAGGTCTGCGTTTGCATCCACCGCAGGAGTGTATTCTGTGCCTTGTAACAACTCCAACTGTGCACTGTCTACAAAGTCTGGGTACACAGCATCGATCACTTGGATATTGCCTTTGGCTTCAAACGCATCGTCAGTGTATGCAACATTTTTGGTGTTGTCTGCATTCAACACAGTGATGCTGTAATTATACCACTGGCCTTCTAGATCTAACAGATCATTTTCACTGAGAGTAACACTAAACAGCCCGTTGGTTGCATTTACATTTTCTGCTGTCTTGGTGATGTAATTAACACGATTTGCTCGATCGACCACATTAAATTGCACGGTTCTGTTGCTCATGTCAACTTTTTTTTGGTCGTTGTTTTTGACCTGTAGTTTTATGGTGTTGTCGACACCCTTGTATGCTTTTAAATCTCGTTGGTACACTTTGTCACCTCTGTTGGGAACTGTAACATCACTGTAGAGCACTGTTAAGTTGTTGTCATATAAATAAACTGGTACTGCTTGCATAGGTTAAATACTCTCAGTAATATTTATAATAATGTTAAACACTTACAATGAGCTTTTTGAACAATATCCTTTTCTTTCTGTGTTGAAGTACAACGACATGGAATATGTCGGTGTGATACAAAATCAGGATAGTCAATTTACCAGTCTGTATGATATCAATTTTTGCAAGTCCACTGAACAAAAACAGGTATTTTTAAACCTTGCTGATCAATGGTGGTGGGAATCCAATAGATTGATTCCTATAAATGTGTTTCTCAAACAGGATTGGAACATATTCAAGCATACACTTCGTACTTTCAACAACAAGGATGTCGAAATACTTGCAGGACATGTGGTAAATCTAAATAATATCACAGAAAAAAGAATAAAAAGACGCAGTATTCAACTAGTCAAACGAGTCAAGTAAATTCATGTGCAGTTTAACTAGGTGTGCATATCCTACACTGTGTGACTTTTTAAAATAGTACTCGCCATCCGCAGGCTTGTTCCAAATATCTTCTGCTACTATTTTCCAATCTTTGCCAACTAGATGTCGTTTGCTAGGACGAATCACCGCCAAAAACATTGCCATTCTTTCTACCGAGTCGGGTTTCATTTGCTTCAGTAGATCATAGTAACTGCCGATGTGTATAATTTGTTTGGTATACTCAGCATCTGTCCACAGTTTTTGCCATGGTGGTTCTTTGTCCAACATCTGTTGCATATGCGCATGGTTTTCTACCAATTGGTACACACTTACATTTAGTATGTCTAGTTTAAAATAGCCCAGACGCTCAGCAGTTTTATGATCAAGAGTTGCACAATCAGCTAGTGCATCGTATGGAATGTCAGTAAAATACACTCCTGTGTTGTGTTTGGAATTGTCTTCTAGTCTAGCATTGGTCCATCTGCTGAACAATTTCAGCAATTTAGTTCTATCTGCTACATCAATGTCTACATCAGGTAAGTTGCTCATATGCCTGCTTCCTTGAGCACAGCTTTTACAAAATCTACATCATCCAAATGCTTGGCAAAGTGTTTTTGCCAGAAGTCAGGATCTATGATGGAAAACATAAGGTTGATCTGCTCCGCTGTGCATTTGTCCAAAAAGTCAATGCCGCTGTTGGTGTTGTACACACACCAAGGACTGATTCTGCCATTGGTTATGTCGCGCACCACTCGATTGCTGCTGGCATACAAAAAATAATGATTAAACTCAGCACCTGTTTCTTCGGACCACTCTGTCATTGTTTTGATACTGCGTTCTAGTGCATCCTGCACATGTTCTTTTCTTAGGTAATCCTGCAGATAGTCTTCGTAATGCTGATCTCTACACCAATGATCCAGCTTGATCTGCTTCTTCAAAAGATAGTCAACAAAATGCCGATAATTCACTGCTCTCAAATGATGGGCATAACGACCAAACTTTACAAAAGCGTTGTAGTACGGGCTTTGTACAAAGTCTGCGTAGGTCTTAGTAGCACCGGTGCTGGTTAATTCATAAAAGCGCACAAACGCTTGCAGAGCCAATTGCACACCAATTTCTTTTTCTTGTAGCCAGCGTCTTTTTTTCTCGCACATGTGCGACAACAGTGTGGACTCTTTGGCAAATTTCTTGCTGCAATACTTGCATTCATAGTCTTTGGTTTGACTTTTGTTCAACTCACGAGCCTGTTGTAAAACATTTGTTGGAATCATTTGAAAATACTTTTTATCTCTTTTTTATCCCATCCGAGATCTTGTGCAATAGATTCAATTTCATCTTTGGTGTGCAGTTCTGCTAGCAGTTGTAGATCAGTGTCCTCCATGCCAGGATATACTGTTTCGAAAAACTTTAGTTTTTTTGCATTCGGGTCTTTGCTTTTGCGTTTGGGAGCAATCCAATCATGTCTGTGCGAACCCAGCCCGGGACTCACTGTGGTCAACAACAACCATTGTAGTTTAGGGTGTTTGCTGTAGTCAAAAAAGTTTGTGTTCACACGTTGATTTTCTGCCAGCAGGTAGTATTCTTGCAGCTCAGTTGCTCCTTGCACACTGCTCATATATCTGTTGAGCAAAAAAGGTGCTACACTCTTTTTCTGCTGATCCGACAATAGATCAAAAAATTCTCTGTCTTTGAGGTCCAGTGCTTGCAGTACAGCGTTCAACGGAATCTTATCTGACATTACCAAGCCTTTGTGATGTCAATAACTTCGCTGGTCTTGGTGATTTCTTTTACAAAATACACACAAGGTGAATTTGCATCATCAGTCAGTGGCACACACAAAATTTGTCCGCTTTTTAGTTTGGGAAAATACCACTTCACTTCAGTGTAAACATCAATCAGATCAATTGGCAAGTATGTAGGAGAATATGCACCCAACGGATTGAATTCAAATGCTTTGAAATCTCTGTCATTGATACTGGTCAACGGCATAACTTCTAGGTCTCCGTGATCCTCTTCGCCGATAACAATTTTCCAGTCAACTGGCATTTTAACTTGTTTGTTGCCAATTTGCAATACCAAAGCAGGTGCACTAAATGATTCTAAAAATATCATAGGCACAAAATAGTAGTCGGGTTCTTTTGGATTGCTGTTGTCTAGGATAGCAAATCTTAGATCATCTACTTCGTCGGGTATCTGATCTAATTCATAAATGCCATGTTCAAGTGTTAATATTTTCATTTTGTTATACCTTGTCTGATTTGCAAATGTTGAATTCGTCTAGGATAGTTTCAGCAAATTTTTCGTGAACCTTTGGGTCGACCACATGAAAACTTTTCCAATTAGGGTCGTTTAAACTAATTTCTGGATAATCACTTAAATTCACCGGCAAAGATTCTTTCTCAAAATTAATCATAAACTGGTGTTTGTTGTAAAATGACCAGTCGCTGTCCGATGGGTTTAACAGGTTAAGAGCAAAACATGTTGGAGCAATTGATCTTGCTAAGGTAACCGCATATTCGATAATCGCCATACTTTTATATCGCATGTAATCATCGTCTGCATATTTGATATACTGTTTCCAGGCATTGTATGCAGATTTATCTTTCTGTATGCTAGGATGACAATTAGTCTCATATTTATTGTACTCTAGTCTAGCATAATCAGTGAATCCTATTAGAATGTAGTCTGGTTTTTGTTTTTTAATTGCCTCTACCAGCCTATACACAATTGAAGTGTTTGAACTTCCTGCCTTTGCTACATTTTGGATTTCAAAATAAGGATCTAAATGTCTAGACCAATGAATTTGATTATCTTTCTCTACACTTTCTGGTGTGCCTATTCCGTCTTTATGAAGAGCCATATAGCTATCCCCAGAAATTAACAATGTTGGTTTCGTCATAGTTTCCAATCTACCTTTTCAATTGCAAATGGATAGTTCGCTTCTTTGTAAAACTGTTTTCGTTTGGTCAAATGTCGCTTGGCAAACTTGCAAGTACTGGTGATATCCCATATCTGTACAAAGTCTTTGTCCTTGGCTTTTCTTACGCCTCTGCCTATGCTTTGAATCACTCGAACAAAACTCTTGCCTGGTTCAATAAGCACAAGATTAAAGATGCGAGGTATATTAATGCCAACAGCAGCGACTCCGTATGTGGCAACAATCACTTTGTCCTGTGTGTCTGCAATTTCATCATAGTGTTCTTTGCGTTGTTCGCTTTTTACTTCGCCAGATATAAACACCGCGCCTGGTATTTTATCTACCAGTGCCTGGCCCGAGCTGATTCTGTCTACCAATATAAGTGTATTGCCTGTGTTTCTCACTTCCTGTACAAGTGTGCTGATGTAGTCCAATCTGGCATCATCTGTGAGCAAGTATTTTTGTTCACTTTGATAATCGCGATACTCGGCATGATCAATCATTTGCACAATATTAACATGACAGTTTGCCAGCACGCCTTTGCTTTGCAGATCGCTGGCTGCAACACGATTGATCACATCTCCAAGAGAAACTTTAATGCCCACAAATTCAAAGTCTTCCTTTGGTACTGTGCCAGTGAGTCCCCATCTAATGGGTATGTGCGACATCACACCTGTGAGCAGTGTTTTTAGAGCATCTGCTTTGGCTTGGTGGCAATTTGATACTACAGCATCATTTGCAATGTAATTATGATCCTGTTCTATGTGCAAATTATATGTTTCTTGTGGTTTTTCAATTTCTTTTTTGTTAACCAATTTCATAAATTTTCCTAATTTTATTTTGAGTTTTAATATCAAACCCTGTTAAATCCTTAGGTATTGGACGAGAAATAAAATAATTCTTATCTGCTAACACAAATACGTATCCGTTATCGTTGCACCATTTTTTTGCGGCAGATATTTTTGCCTGTGTTTTTTTGTCATTAATAAGTTCTTGTGGTTTTACTTCAACTACTGTTTTAGTTTCATGGTTTACAAAATCTACAATGTAAACATAATTTTGATTGTCAAAAATATAAGGAATTCTGAGCGTTTCGTATTCTGCCTGATTGTCCAAATACTGATACAATGCTTCCCAAGAACTTCTATATTTTTTGTTATTATAAAAAGATTCCCAATGAGTGTTTCTGTTGTTGGAGTTAGGAGTAAATTTACCTGACAAAATTAATTCTTTCATTTTTTTACTTTTTTCTGCTTTTTGTTCTGCAGAGAGTTTCTTGCCAAACATTCCGTTTTTTTGTCCAAGATTGGCATTACTTATTTTTTCCTTGGTCTGTTTAGAATGTTGATGAGAATAAGGGTAATTTCCTTTGGTTCCTTTATTCCACGGAATACCGGTATTCAAATTGAACTTTACTTTTTCGCCATGCTTTCTTTGACAGTTTATACCTCCAATTTTTGATATTAAACTTTTACATTCTGCTTCTGTAGAAATTCTTTTGTGTTGATCAAGTGAATATAATTGATCGAAATTATTTTTCCAAATATCGTGTCCTGACAAAACTCTTTTTTTACAACGATCAACTTCTTTTTTCAAATCTAAAACAAGCCCATTTGATAAAACAACTTGCTTACCAGTTATTTTTTCTGCGCGAAGTTGTTGGTTGTGTTCTCTCAAAATTCTATTAAATCGTTCCGTATCGAACTGCTTTGCCATAAATACATCTCCTTTAGCCGTATGTATTTATGTCAATAATTTCTAAATTATCTGTTAATTCGTCTGCTCTAATCCATCCTTTGTTTGTTAGAAATTTGTGATTAGCAGTGACTTGAGTTTTTATACCGTTGTCAAATTCCAATTCTAACATCTTTTCACTTTCGCTGTGTGTTAGATTTTTATGAACTTTGGCAACGGTATCTTCTTTATATTGTTTTGTTTTTTCGCAGAGATTTATTATTTTATCGCCTACTTTCAAATTTTTAATAGGCGTTTTGCCTCGAGTCGTAGTAATAAGAGTATCTCCATCAAAACATTCATCCACTATGACTGCTACCACGTCCTCTAAGAACTCTCCAATTGTGATAGGAGCTTCTTGGTTTTTGGTCTTTTTAAGCAAACTGTTTAAACTTTGCCATGTGCAGATTGTGTGTGTTTTGCCAAACTCTTTTTTGCTTCCATAGAACACTCCAACGTCCAGTCCCATGTTTTTGTAATCAGCTTCTGTTTGGCTCACAAGATCCTTGTTGGGCACAATCACAATTGTTCTGCCATACTTTTCGCACTGGTCGCTGAGCACAGCAGTCATAATGGTTTTTCCGGCACCTGTTGACACTTCCTGTAGACTCTGTGGATTTTGCAAAAATTTATTAACCACATCCACTTGATAGTCTCTCAGTGTAATAGGCTGGCCTTCTGCTGGATGCTTTGGCGGCCATACTCTATCATTGTAACTGTGCTCGGTGATTTTTTCAAACTCAAAATCTGTTTTGTATTCTCTGTAATCTTCTAGCTCAATATCATATCCAGCTTGGTCCAAGTAAGGCAAAATATCCGGCAATAGATTGATGTATGTGCTTCCGCCCATTTGAAAAAATGCTATTTTTCCGTCCCACCTACCCAACTTTACAGCAGGCAAATGTCTTGCATATGGAACTTCATACTTGAACTTCTGCACAAGTTTTTTGCGATCCATGAGATCGAGACCTTCGATCTTACAGTTTACTTCGTCTTTGACAATAATTTTTGCCGTAGCCATTAATAACCTTCCAAGTAATATGCGTCTTCAATACCCCATGGCGCATATTGAGTACAGTATAACACAAGTGATACCCTTTGTTCAAGATATTTTGATTTCAATCCGTAGATTGTTTCTTTGAAAAAAACAGATTTTGGAGGATCATAGTGTGTGTGATTCCCCATGGGCAACAGTCCTATATCGTCTGCCAGTGCACTTATTTCATGCAACGAACTGGATTTTTTAAACCACAGAACTCTTTTTGCCACCAGTTTTACCAGCAAAGGATTTTTCTTGCGGAGATATCTTAACACAGACAAACTATACTTGTTTACTCCTAAGCGTTTGGCAAGCCCGATATCCAGCAACAAGTCTCCTGTGACTTGTGCATCAAATGACTGTTGCAGACTTTCACTGGCATTGTGTATTTTGATTTTTCCATCCACAATGTCACAGATTATTTGGTAAGCGTTTTTGCTTTTTTTGACCTTTAAAATTTTAGTTATGATAGTGTTAAAATTATTACAATATTCAAAATTTTTATTTTTTGTTAGGTTGTAAATTCCCAGCATATTGTGTTCTGTCAAACAAAAAGTCCAGTGTTTTTCAGTTTTGTTCCACTCAATTTCGCCTATCCAAGGATATTTTTCTGAACTATATCTCTGTAGATTTCTAAAATGGTCTACCATTGTGGGTTCAAATGGAAATTTAACTGTCAACCTGTGGTCCTTGATACAAACCAGCTTGGTTCTATCAACTGTTCTTAGTGGACTTCTCCATTTGGGATTTTCAACAACGTGCTCACAGTCGTAACCGTGTTTGGCAAATTGACGACGATAGGTATGCACAATTTTTATTGCAAGTTCTCGTTGGCGATCTGACAGTCCTCTGTCAGATTCTACAATTCGAGAAATATTTCTCACAGGGCTATAATCGTATTTTGCAAGTTTTACAATATCATAGTTGTTGCAGTGCTCGCAAGCAATCTTTCCTGCTAATAAATCTATGTAATCTTCTACGTACATACTCTACTCAATAAGAACAGGGCACCCGAAGGTGCCCTGTGAAACGCCCGACTCTAGTTGAGGGTGTAGGTTAGGTTAGAGGAGCAAGTCGGGGCAGTTTCAACTGGTGTTTCCCCTCTAACCACTAGTGTCACCCTCTACGCATACATGTGACCTGTGCAGTTTCCTTCCAACGCGGTGTGCTTTTACGCAAATCCGCAATTTTCACTGCCATTCGCAAACTGATTTCTCGCAAACGGTCTTTGTTTGTTTTCATAAACTCCAGCACTTCTTCGCCTTCGTCATCGAACTTATAATCTCTAAATAAAGCGCCTGTTTCTGCAATTTGCTCAATTCTCAAAAACTTGTCTCGCTGTGTATCCAGTGTTAGATCCAAATAGTGACAACGAGATTCCAGTGCTTCCAAATGATCTCGCATTTTTTTACTGCGGATATTTTCAAACTTGATGTTTGTTACAAATATCACACTGCCGTGAAAGTCGAAACTGTTAGGAATACCGTCATTGTCCAGTTTACGACTGTCTGTGTTCCAAAAAATTCTACGCTTTTTGCCGCTGTCCAGTGCCGCTTTTAGAATATTTAGACTCAGCTCGTCTTGCAAAATACTGTCGCAATCATCAAACACTAGAATATTGCCTTTGTCTGCAAACTCATACAGCTTGCAATAAAGTCCTAGTGCTGTCATTGCACCTTTTACCACTTGGTATCGAGCTTTTTGTCCGCCAATGTCTCGAAACAAATTCATTTTTTCAAGCTCTTCGGTAATACCAAAACTTTTACCTACACCCGGCGGACCCGTTACGATCATTGCACGAATGTTGCCTTCAATGGTTGCACGAGTCATTTCGTGTAAAATGTCAAAACGCTCGGCAATTTCTTTTTTGCGAGTTTCATCGCAAACTGGCAGTGCTGTGACTTTGCCCATTTTGTGTGTTCCTCTTTGTTAACCTACACACATATAGTAACAGATTAGCTGTCTTTGTCAAGTTCTTTTTGCAAATTTTTTGCAAAAACTTTTTCAATTTCTTCTTGCACTTGATCTGCGTCCAGCACTCCTGCTACATAACCTTGAGTGAAAGCACTGCGATACACAAAGTATGTGTTGGCTGCAAGAATAACAAAAAATAGTGCATACAATTCAAACATTTTCTAGTTTTCCTTTGGCAATAGTGCGCTCAAGATCTTTCACGTGGTCTGGATCTTGTAGAACCATATTGCGATACTCGCGATAGCTAAACACACGATTTTCCACGTGATATTTAACAAAATTTTCATAGATCACTTCGTCTAGTTTAGACTTGGCAGTCACTGCCTGGATAGCAGACATTGTCGTCCCCTGCTGGTTTAGTTTGTTCGTTTACAGGAATGCTCACTCTGTCACCGTTGGGCAATTGTACAAGATAGAATATTTCATCATCTTCCCAACTGATAGTGCGAAGCACCATTCCTTGCACCTGTTTACCGTTTTGGTCAAACACTATTTGATCACCCAATTGAAACATAACAAATCCTAGTCTAACCGTGAACCTGGATACACTTTTTCAAGTCCAAGTTCCGACTTGAATACATCTGCATAAGCTCGTGCACCAGCTTCTGCGGCATCAACACTTTGCCCAAAATACCAGCCGTTACGACCATTCCAAAGTTGAAGATTGCCTGTGTAACTTTTATCAAAGCCCACAGCTTTTAATGCTTTGCCAAGACGTGTATTGCCTTTGACACCGTAAACTTCAACCCAGCCAAACCCACAAGCACCACCGTCGCCACCGCCAAAGTGTTTGTCTGCAAACGCTTGGGCAGTATTACGAGCAGCTTGAAGTGCTTTTTCATGCGCAGACTGCACTAACATTGTTTCTACTGAATTCGACATGATTGTTTCCTCTTTGCTTTACCCTACAAACTAAGTATAGCACATGTGCAGCAAAGGTCAACCGGTCAATGTATGTTTTGTGAAATTTTGTTTTCTAACTCGCGGAGAAACAACAAGGACTTGTCAAGATCTGTTTGAGTTCCGGTTCGCTGATGGTACATATAGCAACTTATTGCCATTGTGAGTGTGTCTGTGGCAGTTTCTAAATCACTGCCTTGCATGACATTTTCTAGAATTTGATCGATGGTTTCGACACTGTATGCGCCGTGCAAATCTACTAGATCGTAGAGAGCGTCTTTGGTTTGTTGAATCTTGCCATGGTCTTCCATATAAATATTTACCGATGCACAACGAACACACACAACAAATTATTGAAAAATATTTTGGTACGAACATTTACATTGATTTCGCTCCTCTAGGATTTCCTTTTGATAGGGAAATGTGGCCTTTGGAAAACAAATTTCCTGCAGATAAAAAAACCAAACACATAGTATTTCAAGACAATCTCACATGGAAAGATTCTACATGCTTGGAAATAGAGTGGTACCAACAAAATATTCCAGACATACATAGATATTATTTTTATGTGCCACACTGGAAAATGCCAGAATTTTACCCACATCTCAATATGATCTACCATAATCATGTTTTGCACGGCAATGCATGTGCTTTTAGAGAAAACAAACACCTGTACTTGCATTATTTCGAAAACCCAGATAGATCCAATGACGAAAAATTGTGCTTGATGCGGCAACGGCGACATCATAGAATTTTAATATACAACTACCTAATCAAGGAAGGTTTTGCCAATCTCAATATTAGCTTACAACAAGTGGGCATAGAACCCAAGTACCCAGGAATAGAATACAATAATTATTGGTGCAGCCAAACAACGGACAGAGATGTTAATGTACACAACTTTATCAGTCTTGTGAAAAATTATCAACAAGCATCCACGAACTACCTAGTTGAAACCAGTTATTTTGATCCTTATAGTTTTATCACAGAAAAAACCATACAGCCATTTTTGGCAAAACAGGCCGTGGTTCCATTGTGTCAAAAAAATTATTGTAAACATCTACAGTACTATGGATTCAATGTGGACTACCTGGACACAGCATTTGACAAAGCAGAAAATGACGAAAGATTTCAGCTGGCCCTAGCACTAAATCCCAACCCTATAGATCCCTACCCAGAGTACAATCAACGGGCTGCACTTGATTTGCCAAATACTATTGTGCAGAAATTAGACCAAGAATTGCAATTGCTAGTAGGTACAAAGAGATAGATTTTTAAACTGTTCTATTTTTGAAAACGTTGATCTCATTTTTATCTCCATGCATTTTTTATTATTGCATCGCTATTAACTTCATGAGGATCAGGCTTACCATGAAAAACCAAAATAGAATGCTGTGGTTGATACAGAGCATTATATTCTAGTTCACTTAACTTGTTGTGGCGATTGTTGCAAACTTCCCATTTGTAGCTGACTATTGATTGTGCATTATTAAATTTAAATGTGATCCATGGACATTCATTGGCCAGATAATCTTGATCTCCTCTGTGTTTTTTTACATAAAGACTAGATCTTTCCTGCCATTGTTGCCAGATTTTGTGTGTGCTTGCACTCACAGTCCACTGCATTACACTGCTGTTGACCAATTTAATATGAGGTATTCTGTGTCGATTGAAATCTTGGCAGATGTAGAATTCATCATCTGCTTCAATGAGATGATCTATGTTGTCGATAATAACACAGTCTAGATCTAGATAAAAAACCTTGCCTGACAAACCATTGTGCTGATCGAATAGATAAATTTTATACCACCAGCCTTTAAGGTCAGTTTTTTCTACTGGCAATTCTGGAACAAGGTGAACCACACAATCTTTGTAGGCAAATGCTTGATCTGTAAACACGTGAAATTGATGCGGTAGAGTGCAATTTCTTTCTATCATGTTTCGCATTTTTACCACATAGTCTGTGCTGTATTTCTTGCCAACACACACCACAGCAAAATTAATCATTGCGTCTAACTATATCCGATTCTTCGCAGATATCACCATACTGTATTTCTATAATTTTTAAAGGGTGTTCGGTGTGATTGCTCAGCCTATGCCAAGTGCCCACAGGTATTTTGATATCTTCGAACTTGTTTTTTTTGGTGGCTATTTCGGTAGTCCATTTGGCATTTTGCTGATATTCAATGGTTGCTTCGCCTTCACTTACTAGCCAATATTCACTGCGATGAAAATGTTTTTGCATGCTCAGTTGCTTGCCTGGTTCTACAGAAAGCTCTTTGACTTTTACACCACTGTCTTCGTGCAACACTCTGTAGTACCCCCACGGACGTTTTGTCTTGGGTGCTTTCCAATTAGACAGTATCCAACTACTGCTGTTGACTTTGTCTTCTCCGCCTACGCCAAATTCAAAACTTAAATTTTCTGCTGATACATTCATTTCTGGGATGTTGATTTCTGTTCTATCACCACCGTTAGCGAATACTACTTCGTCTTCCTCGTAGTTTCGACAACTGTCTTTTACAAACTGTTTACAAGTTCCGTCTACATCATATTCATTGTCAAATGCAACTACTGCATCAACACATCTTAAATTTCGAATAATTTCTGCACGTTCTTTTACGGGCATAAACGCACGGCCTTTTTTCCTTTCAAGCCATGCATCGCTGTTTACACCGACTACTAGCCTGTCCCCTAGTGCTTTTGCGGCTTGAAAGTATTTGATGTGACCACTGTGCAACGGATCAAATCCGCCAGAGACTAGAATTATTTTCATTTTGTGTACCTTATTAATTCCCATGTACCATCATGATGTTCTACTAGAGCACTACAGCTTTCCACCCAGTCGCCGTCGTTCATGTATGCAATACCACTTATGTCTTTAATACAAGGTGTATGAATATGTCCACATATCACGCCGTTGTAGCCCTTTTTATGACAATACAATGCCAAGTGTTCTTCAAACTTGTAGATAAAGTTCAGTGCTTGTTTGGTGCGGCTTTTGAGATACTGGCTCAAACTCCAATAGTCCATGCCTAGCAATCCGCGAATATGGTTAAGTTTGGTGTTAGTCCATATAAGAGTGTTGTATAAATTATCACCAAAAAACATCATCCACTTGTGTTTAGTCATCACCGTATCAAATTGATCTCCGTGTATCACAAGATACTTTTTTCCGTCAACACCTATATAGTCTCGGCGATTGCTGATTTCGATCCTGCCAAATGATATATCAAATGGTAAGAATCTACGCAGATCTTCGTCGTGGTTGCCCAACACATAGTGTACTTCTGTGCCGCGCTTGGCTGCTGTGAGGATGCGTCTTACAACGTTGGTATGACTTTGTGGCCAGTACCAACTCTTTTTCATGCGCCAACCGTCGATGATGTCGCCTACTAGATACAATTGTTCACAGGTATGCTCTTTGAGAAACTTGCACAGCAAATCTGCTTTACAACCTCTTGTGCCTAGATGAATGTCAGAAATAAAAATAGTTTTGTATGTGGTCATAGAATGCTCTCGTTGTATATTTACTCAATAAATACTCGCATGAACAAAATTTACATAGGCTGGGACAGCCGAGAAGACATTGCATACCAGGTCTGCGAACACAGTATACAACGACGAGCCAGCAAACCTGTTAAACTTATACCACTCAAACATCAAGACTTGCGAAAGCACGGCCACTATTTTAGGGAGCCAGACAAACTTGCCAGCACTGAATTTACATTCACACGATTTCTAGTACCTTATCTAGCCGGATACAAAGGATGGGCATTGTTCATTGACTGCGATATGGTATGCTTGGAAGATGTAAACACCCTGTTTGACCAAGCAGATGATCAATATGCAGTGATGGTTGCAAAACACAACTACAATCCACCTGAAGGTACCAAGATGGACGGACAATTACAATTACCTTATCCACGGAAAAATTGGAGCAGTGTGATGTTGTTGAACTGTGCTCATCCTAGTGTAGTTAAAAATCTAACCAAAGAAAATGTCAACGTTCAAACAGGCAAGTATCTACATAGATTCGAGTGGTGTAAAGACAGTGAGATAGGGGAAATTTCACACGAGTGGAATTGGTTGGTCGGACATTATCATGAGCCCGCCGACGGACAGCCAAAAATGCTGCACCTCACCGAAGGCGGTCCGTGGTTCGAGCACATGAGAGATTGCGAATATTCAGATGTGTGGAAAAAAGAAGTAATTAACATGTACACTAGTTAGTCCAACGATGACTAATATCTTTGCCGTTGAATCCTTGTTTTACTGGTATTGGAAAATAATCTGATAATAATTCAATATCGCCACCGCCCATTCTAATAGATGGCATTTGTTGAATCATTTTCTTTTCAACTATAACGCTAACATTATATCCATAACATCCTACTCTGGCTTCTCTACAGTCCAGCCCTGCTAATACTAACCTATACAATAGCAGTCCAGCATTCCAAAGACTCACATGCCCTCCTACTATTTGATGCTTGAGCGGTGGTACGGTAATTGCAATAGGCCCACCTTCTTTGCATTCTCTGATTAGCTTGGAAAGAAAACTTTGAATGTCTAAAACATGCTCTAACACATGACTACACCATATAGCGTCGTGTGGTTGAAATTTTAAACTAGCATAGTCTCCTTCTACTACCCCTTCAAACCTTGCAGTAAAATCAGTGCTGGTTACATTTTTTCCAGCGGCACGCAATCTATTGCTGTGCTTTCCAGGACCGCATCCTATATCTAGTACAGTGTTAAAATTATATTCGTTGAGTAAAATTTTAAGAGTTTGATCTGCTAGAAGCATTTGTTGTATCCAAATATTTCAAAATCTTGTTGATATCTAGTGTAAATTAGATACTTTTGTTGATCTGTGAATTCAATATCAATGTCTTGAGTGGTATTTAAGGTAGGTACATCAATTTTATATTTAGATAGGAAAATATCCACTTGATTGATATCTACAACATTATCAATTAGAAGTTTATTGTCTTTTATTAAAAAATAAGACAAACTTCTAAGATGAATATTGTTGGCATCGGTGCTTTGCTGAATATAATGTTTTAAAAAATAATCTAAATTCTGTAGTTTTCCACTGTCAACACCGGGCATGATTTTAATATCGGCCCTGCGTATTCCAAAATCTTTGTATAAACTTTTTACACGATCGTATGGATTTCGTATTGTTGCAAAATTGTTATACCCATTGCTTAATGCTGTTTCCCTGCTGATATACTCTGCATGATCAAGCCCATGTACCCATTGATGTGTTTCGCTGGTATCTTGATGTGTTTTATTAATTGTTTTTAACAATGCATATTTAACACTGGTATTTCCGCATTTGGGTATACCCCAATAGTTTAACTTTAAAGAGTTCCATTGACTTATATTAAATGCTTTTTTCAGTGCTTTTGTCATTGTGTTGGTCTCCGACTGTGCATTATGTCTAAAGTAAGATTTTTCACTAGAATGTTTTTTGGTACATTAATTACATTGCTAGTAATATACTGAGCTACAAATTCTGGATTGATTTTTGGCATGTTAACTTTGTCGGCAACCAAAGGTGTATCCATTCTACCTAGTTTTACCTGCACTACTTTGCACTCGCTGTCTATGAGTTGCAATTGCATACATGCTTTGTCAAGAGCAGCTTTGTGTACTGCATATTCGTTTACTCTATCATAATTACCATCGGCGCTTACACTGCCAATGTTGACAATTTGGCACTTTCTGTGTTGATTTTTTTCAAAGAGAGCATACAACAGATCAATCTGTCGATAGCCTACATACGCATTGTTTATGTAAACGTCAAAATCATCATACACTGGCAAAAACTTGTTGAGATCATAACCATTTGTTCTGCTAAGTCCTGCAACTTCGTGTCCGCTGAGCGGTAGCCATTTGTACAATGCTAGCCCTAGTCCGCTGGTGTGTCCTGTGATGTAAATTTTCATTGGTGCCTAGCAATGTCTTCTTCTATCATCATAGCAACAAGAGTGTCAAAATTTACTCTGGGTTGCCAGCCAAGTTCTTCTCTTAGTTTGGTGCTATCCCCTCTGAGATAATTCAGCTCTGCTGGACGTTTGTATCTATCTGTGGACACAACATACTTTTGCCAATTGTTAATTCCTGCAGCGGCAAAAGCCGTTTCGCATAACTTTTGAACTGAATGTGTTTCGCCGGTGGCACACACATAGTCAACTGGAGTTTCAGCTTGCAACATCATCCACATAGCCTCCACAAAGTCTCCGGCAAAGCCCCAATCTCTTTCTGCATCGAGATTGCCAAGTTCAATATTATCTGCTTTGCCTGTCACAATCTGTGCAACTCCGTCGGTGACTTTTCTAGTCACAAACTCTATTCCTCTAATGGGCGACTCATGATTAAACAAAACACCACTGCATGCAAACATATCATAGCTTTCTCTCATGTTTCGTGTGATGTGATAGCCATAGAGTTTAGCAACTCCATAAGGACTGCGTGGCATCATGTTTGTGTTTTCTCTTTGCCATCCATTGTTGTGGCTGTTGCCAAACATTTCGCTGGTGCCTGCTTGATAAAATCTACAGTCTGGTTTAATTCTACGAACAGCTTCTAAGCAGTTTAATGGACCAATAGCATCTACATCTGTGGTTGTGTGTGCTAGTCGCCAGCTGCCTCCTACATAACTCTGTGCGGCAAGATTATAAAACTCATCTGGCTGGTACTGCTCAACAATATCAAACAAACTGCCAACATCAGTGACATCACCTGTTTCTAATATTAGACCACGTTGCTGAAGTTTGAAAAATTCTAGGTTAGAAAGATTAGGCACACTGTAACGTTTGATTACACCTACAACAGTATAATTTTTTTGCAGCAAAAAATCTGCAAGATAACATGCATCTTGTCCTGGAAATCCTGTGATTACTGCTGTGGTCATACCAAACTCTCTAATAGTTCTTTTACTTTGCATAAACTTTCAACCAGCACACGATTATCATTGCCCAAGAAGAATCCGTTGTCGTGGATATCATCAGCAACAGGATATTGATCTTCTCGAATATGATTGAGTCTATTGATCACAGGATTGCGCACAAAGTTGCCAGCCACAATAGGACGGCACTCGATACCGTGATGTTTGAATAGTTCGACAACTTCCTCTCTGCGACCAGCAAGTTGATTTTGTAGTATAAGACTAAAACCAAAATAGCTGTGCTGTCCAGGTATAGTAGGCGTTTGAGTTTGTACTACATCAAAGTCGTCAAACAGCTCGTGATACGCCATCGCGTTAGCGTTGCGCTGGGACAACATTTCTATGGATTTTTCCAACTGTACTTTTCCAACTGCGCCGCTCATTTCAAGTGGGCGAACACAATATCCTGGAAGAACAAACCGGAAACTGTCTTCAAAACTGTTGCCTGTGTGCTCATACAAACTATTTTGAGGAGACAAGTCTCTTACCCAACCGTGAGCTCGAATACTTCGCATATAATCTGCAAGATCGCTGTCGTTGGTTACTACCATTCCTCCTTCCATTGTTTGCAAGTGATGACTGAAGAAAAAACTAAAAGTACCGGCAGCACCCCAAGTTCCACAATATTTGTCATCGTGCATAGCGCCAAAACTTTCGCAATTATCTTCAATTAACACCAGATTATGTTGTTCACAGATGTTTTTGAGCAGTTGCAATTCGCAACTGTTGCCTAATAGGTTTACAGCAAAAATTGCTTTGGTTTTTTCTGTGATGGCGTTTTTTACAAGATCAATATTCAGATTAAGTGAAGATCTGTCTACATCAACAAATTTTAACACAAGCCCGTTTTGATGCACAGGAAAATACGTAGTGCTCCAGCTTACACTAGGTACAATCACTTCATCACCAGGCGATAAGTCATAACGTGGATTTTGAACCAAGGCCGTGAGTGCAACCAGATTTGCACTGCTACCACTGTTGGTCATAATTGCATGTTTTGAGCCCACATATTTGGCAAACTGTTGCTCGAATTCTTTTACTTGTGGGCCCATGGTATACCTACCGCTGGATATTACTTTTTGTAGAGCATCAACTTCGCGCTGATCCCAGGTGTCGTGTGCTAAACTATACATTAATTGATTCCTATTGTGTGATACTTATCCAGTAATTTTCTTATATATTTAAAAATTTGCCCTTCTGTGAACTCACCAAAAGAAAACTCAGTGTAACACATTTGTTGCACCCATTGCGAGTAGAATTTTTTGTCTTTGAGAACAGGCTTTTCGATTTTTGATAAATCAGTGTTGCCAAAAGGTGCAGCAAAACTGTGTTCAGTACAAAAAACAGGAATTCCTAAATCTAACAGTTCAAACACGCTGGTACTGCTGTCTACCACAGCGCAATACATTTTTTTGCTGTCATCTTTGATAGTCTGCTGTTTTTCTTCGGGGATATAACTTACTTTTTTTGAATCAAAGTCTTTGAGAATTTCTTCATAGTCAAGACTGCTGAGCGGATGCGATCTCACAATAATTTTTCTAGTAGAATGCTGTTGAATTTTTCTAATGCTTTTTTGTATCCATCGATCTATAGATTCGTTGCTGGTCGGATCATGCTCAAGGCCGGCAACAATGTATACATCACCTTTGAGATTGTGTCGCCATCTGCGTCTGTTTATAGGAAAAGGTTTTTTTGCATACTCTTCAAACTTATTGTAAAAAATTAGGTCTCTGTTGCCTTCGTCCATGGATGCATCGCACCATGTGGTTCTACTCCAGGTCCAGTGATTTATGCCCATCCTATAATACCTCGGCTTAACACCTTTGAGATGCCATTCATCTAGATGATTTGCCCTTGTTCTGCTGTAGGTAGCAGTTTCTATAACAATGATTGGTTTATGATACTTTTTGCAAAGATCCACCATGTTTCTGTTGATGTATTCCAAATAGGCTTGTCTTTTTACACAAGATAGGTCTAGTGTTGAATTAGGTGTAAGTTGTCGGTCTGGGTGCGTGCTACCCCATGTTCCAAACAATACCACAGCGTCACATTCAAGAAAATATTGCCATTCGGTTAGGGTTAAAAAACAATCGTTTTGTATAATATTGTTTGCTATTCTCGAAGATGTGTACATTTCAAAGCCAACCACATGTGAGTTGTTATCCAGCCACGATTGCATGCCCGCAACAGCCTTACTACTCATCGGAGCAAATAATTTTATTTTATTCATGCACTTGATCCATTTGTTGTAACATTTTGTATGCATAGCCGTTGCGCATTTCGTATATGTTAAACTGTCCCATGCTTAGACTTTCAAACAACTCCTGGCGATGAAAACACTGTAGATCCAATATACTTTTTACATTGTTGCTGAGAGGATATGCTGGGCAAAATTTTGTTGTTATCACCGGAACTCCTTTTTCTAGTGCAGTGATTGCAAGATTGCTGTTGAAAGCAACCACACAATAGGCTTCGTCTAATAGTTGATTCCAGTTTTCTGCTTTTTTCTTTTTAGGAGTTCTTCCTGTGATTTTGCCAGTTTGCTGATTTACCACAGGCTGATTTGGTTTTTCACTTACTACCAACTGTAGTCTAGTGTCTTCAGTTTGTGTTTTGAGACTGCTGACGGTTTTGCTCAACCATTTCTGTGCACCTATGGCATATTGTACTGCTTGAGTCGGGGGTAATATGTAAATTTTCTTTTTGTCTTTGAAGTTCCACGGCTGAAGATTTTTTTTAAAATACCTTTTGTATCTTTTTTGATCAATATCATCTACAATTTTGTTTTGAACAAATCCGTTTTTGGTTATACGCATCCAGTACGGAGGTTCATATGTGCCGCCACCTAGGTATGCGTGATCTATCATATAAGTGTCAATTCCTTGTGCTCTTGCATGCTGATATAACTGGGCATTGCCACGCAGTATTCCAGCAAAAATCACTCCTGTACACTTGGGATTAAATCCGTTGCGTTCATAATGCTTGATATGCAAAACTTGTGCGCCGCACCCTCTTGCAAAACTTTGTACGGTAAGATCTTGTGTGGGCTTACCTGTTATGTATGCGTACAACATTTTCTATTATATGTCCTATCTTATTATTTTTTATTTCATCTAAACTATACTGATAGTTTGCCAGCGTGTTGATCCATTGTTGTCTTGCAGGATACACCAATGGATCACCCAACATAGTGCTCACATCTTCTGCAGGACTTACTCCGCTAGCAGTAATTAGATTTGGTATTCCTTGCAAAGTGCCTTCTACACCAACCATGCTTGCAAGTGTTACGGTAGCAAAACAATTTGTAAAGTCAATAGGTTCTACATCAGGACCACTGGTGCCGTTGGCACGTGGTTTGTATCTTATCATAGTGATCAAGTCTGGATACAATTCTCTGCATTTTGCAGCCACGCTGTCGGCCCAGTGACTGTCACTCAATCCAGTAATGTGTCTTGTTAGTGCATAGCTGCTAGGACAAATTAATATTTTTGAACCTTGTGTGTTCCAATCTTTTGTTTGAATGTTGAGGTCTTTGTATCTTTGATTGTCAAACTCTTGTGATTTTGTAATGTGTATGTTGTTAGGCACAATTCTCCATAGTGCATTTTGCATACTCCAATCAATATCATGCTTGGTCCATCTGTGAGTGTAGGGCATGTCTACAAAAATATATGGTATTTTCTGCATTTCGCAATGATAAATTGCTTGACTGTTACCGTTTGCCAAACCCCAAAACACCTGTACAGCATTTTTGTCTAGTACTCGTGTTTTCTTTCTTCGAGTCTCATAACAGTTGCTGATAGCATCAAAAATAAAATATGCTTTGCTGTCTTGATTTGGCGGACAATGAAGATCAAGTAACATTGTTCCAATACCCATCTCTTTCTACTACTAGATCTTTTTTATGACTAGATCCTTTGCTTTTTCTCGGCCCTTTCATGTGATCCATTACTTCGCCCAACACTCCATTTATAAAGGGGTGTGGATGTTCGAACCCTGGACTGAGATTGTACCAATAACGCTGATCGTATTGTTTTCTCACATGATCGTAGGTGTGACAGTCTGTGTATCCACTGAGATCAAAAACTTTTTCTTGTGTGTACATATCAATCCATTTTTGCACAAACTGTTTGGAAATTGGATGATTCATGCGAAAAATATGAAATCCGGTTTCGGTATACAACCACGGTCTGTCTAGGAATCCTGCAAACTTATTACTTGGGCACCAACTTTCAATGGTTTGTTCTGTGACCAAACTGTGTGTAAAAGTATCCCCATCTAGCCAAACAGCAATGTCGCACCCAGTAGTTGTGGCTGCCTCGGCATATGCAAACACTTTGTGAGCGAAGCGAACAGCGTCCCACGCATAATTTTGCTTGCCGTTTTTCATTTGTTCTGGTGCAAGTCCTCTTGCTCTAGGATTGTGCAGATGTTTGTTTTTGAAATGCACTAGCCCTCTATTATTCAGAATTTTATACACAATGTTGTCTGCAGACACACTTTGATCTTCTGTGATCGGCTCATCTAAATATGCGTACAGTGTAACATTTTTTGGCCAGTGTTGCCGAAAGCTTTCCAGCATTCTACGACCATATTGCTGATAACCATCAGGGCCAAAGCAGGTTGCGGCTATTATATTTGACATTTTGCACCTTTGAATTTTTTAATAATAGTATATTTAGCTGTAAATACCATATGAAATTTAGTATTTTTCCTGATTGTGTTAGCATAGCTGGCAAACCAGTCTACCATGCATTTGTTGATTATATACATCAAAATACTCATCATGAGATTGTGGAATACAGCCTGCACGCAGATTGTGCAGTGATTTGGAGTGTGTTGTGGCACGGCAGAATGACACCGTTTCAGGAAATATATCAACATTATATCAATCAAGGCAAACCTGTGATAATACTAGAAGTGGGTGCTCTTGCAAGAAATCACACATGGCGTGTGGCAGTGGATCACATTGATAATACAGGATACTACGGCACGGATCTTCCTTTGGATATTGGCCGTCCAAGCAAGTTAAATGTAAAACTCGAAGACTGGCAGGATAACACACACGGACATATTCTCGTATGCGGACAACATGATCGTAGTGAATTGTGGAAGAACATGCCACCTCAGAGCGAGTGGATACAAAAAATTGTACAACAAGTTGGACTACAATACAACAACAAAATCATAGTGAGAATTCATCCTCGATGTCCTATACCAGATTTACAAGACAAAAATGTTGAAATCAGCTACCCACGAAAAATTCCAGGCACATATGATGATTTTGATTTTTACGAACTTCTCACAGACTGCCGTAGGCTGATTACCCACACCAGTAACACAGGATTGCAAGCATTATTAAAAGGTATCCCAGTAGAGTCTAGCTCAAACTCTCTATATCACGGAGTAGACTGCACCAACAGACAGGAGTGGCTGTTGAAGATTGCTCACACAGAATGGACTGTGGAAGAAATAGCCAAAGGAGTGCCTTTTAGAAGAATTGAAAATTACTGCTTGTCGAAACTACAACGACTGCCATTGAACCACTCACCTACCAACTCATAGTCATCAACATAACCTTTGCGTTGAATAGTACTACACAAACTACTGGGCAGTCTGCCGGTTTCAGCAAGTTCATACCAGGTCAAGTTGTAGTCCACTTCGCTGGTATCTTTGTATCCTGCGATGTGAAAAAACACATCACCGTCAAATTTTACAAATCTGCTGTCACTGAGATCAAAACCAGCACAAGCTAGCATGTACACAGTGTTGCTGGGCATGTAGTGGAAAAAACTGTGAGACTGAGATTTGCCACTAAATTGATTGTAATGCCTGTTCGCAGTGTATGGCAAACACAGATAGATAAATCCACCATCGCTGACAAGACTGTTCCAGTGTTGCAGGGTTGCTAGAGGATTTTTTGCAAAATGAAAACTGTTGTGACACCACAACACATCCACAGTGCCAGCTGGCAAATCCACAGTTTCAAAATCTGCTACTTTGATTTCAACATTTGAGCAGTTGGCAAGATTAGGATTTTGTCTACTGATCTGTTTATCAACACCGATAACATTGTAGTTTCTCGGCACATGTGGAGGTTCTGGATCTCGTCTGGTGGCCCACCAAAAAACATCATTGCCATGGCCACAGCCCATGTCTACCACAGTGTCAATGCTCTCCATAAAACTAGTGAATTCATCTAATACTTCCAGTGTTGCTAGACTGTGTTGATGACTTTGGTTGTGTGATTCAAAAGATGGTAGCATGCTATTTTCTCAGTGTTGCCCAGGTTGCGTATGTTTGATAATCATTGAGTATGCTGGAATACAGTGCATACACATATTCTAGTTGATCTTCGTCGTGAGTATAGTAACAGTGTTGTAGTTTATCCCAAGTATCATACAAATCATTGGCCAACTCTTTGCAATGAGCCTGCTCGCCTTCGTTCATGTGCTTCCATACACTGTTGATCGATCTAACACACCCTGTCATTTCTCTATAGTGCTGTTCAAGATCAATTTCAGCCAATAGTGACATCTTCCATTCCTGCTGTTCTCAGTCGTGTTATGTGACCCATTTGCCACTGCTTTGCTTCAAGACCTTTCATTATGCCCAACCATTTGTTTCTCAACAGTGCCACTTCGTTAATGATGGTTTCAAAGTCAACCACTTCGTCTTCACCGTCTACGTATTTTTCAGCATCTCTACTGCTGAGTGCACGCTGATAGTTTTCTAGATATTTTTGAAAGTGTTTGCGTCGAATCTTTCTCAGCTGTATGTTGAGAAAGTTTAGCACTGCTTCGATTTCTTGAAGTTGATTAAACCTGTGTTCTGTGATTCCTGGCAAGGACGAGATATTTTTTTCCAGGTTGCCTTTTACAGCACATTCTCGCTTGGCTTGTTCTATTTCTTGCTCATAGAAAAAAATAAAATTTGGAATCGCACCTAGGTCATCTGTTACCTTGGAATACCATGTCACAGTGTTTACTCATCCTCGTGGTAAGTGTCAATGTCTGCTTGCTCGGATATTGACTGCTTGAGATATCTGTCCACGTTGCTCAAGTAAACCAACGTTTCTTCGTCGGCGCCAGCATCAATGATGTCTGCAACCACATGATCAACGCATCCTTGTTTTTCCTTACCCGACACATACTTTACAAACGCATTGTACATTGCTTCTAGTAATTCTTTTTCCATTTATTCAGCTGCCTCTTGTTCTTCTACGTCGACGTCAACGTCAACTTTGGCTTCTAGTTCAACACTTCCGCTGCTTTGCAAATCACCAATGACTACATCAAGACACTCGCCTGTCCAATTCTTGCGAAATTCTTTGATTTCGTTGCCTGACTTGCTGACGTATTTGAGCTTGTTGCCGTCTTTTGTAATTAGCCCTGCTTTTTCAAACAACTCCAAAAGACCACTATATGGATCAAGTCCTGTTTCGTATGGGATTTTTAACTGCACACTTTCAAAAGGTTTAGCATAACGACTTTTCATCACTTTGCAACCGGATCGTATGCCCAATACTTGACTTACTTTGTTGCCGTCGGCATCTTCCTTTAGCTTTAACTTCTTCATTGCAACCACAATACTGCTTGCATAGATAAAGCCTTGCCCACCTGCAATTTTGTCATCTGGATCAAACATGTCTTGGCTAGCATATGTGTGGTTGGTACACACCATGCCAACATTGTGTGCTCCAAACATGTTAACACAGTTGGTAACAAGTGCTTTGAGTGCTTTGGCTTTGCGGCCCATGTCACCTTTCATATCACCTGCTTCAAACTGGTTAAGTTCTGTTGGACTCATTAACATGCCAAGACTATCGACAACAAACAACACTTTAGGCCGTTCTTCTTCTTCGATGGTCTTGTAGTCTTTCATGAATGTAGAAATGGTTTTGGCAACATCGTCAATCATTGCCATGCTGAGTTTGAGCAGTTTTTCTTCGCTGGTGTCGACACCTAATGCGTGTAACCAACTTTCGTCTAGTGCGTTTTCGCTGTCAATCAGCACTACATAGATGCCTTGTTGCTGTGCATGACGTACAATACTTCCACTGCACATAAAACTTTTACCTGATCCAGACTCGCCTGCAAATACAGTAACCTTGCCTAGTGGAATACCACGATGGAAATCACCTGATACAAGATAGTTTAATGCATAGTTTCCTGTTGAGATCCAATCAGTTGGGTCATTGAACCCGATACTAAGACCATCAATGCTTTTTGTGATGTCTTTTCTAAATTTACTTACGTCAAAAGGTTTTGCCATTAAATGCTCCAAATAAATGAGCAAGGCGGTGCATAGACTCTTCGCTCATATCCGTTAGGACCTTGTTTTATCTTAGGAAGATGATTGTCTACTGCGAATCATTGCCAAGATATCTTGTGCACGATCGCCAGACGGTTTAGCTTCTGTTTCAACTGATGCCGACGCTTCGGCTGGTTTTTCATCAACATCAAACGGTGGTGTCGAATCAACAGCGGCTGTTTCTTTGACTTCCGGAATTGGTGCTGACTGTGGCTGGTTTGTTGGTGCCGGAGTAGGGGCAACAGCACCTGCAGGAGCAGCCATGCCTGCTGGGCGATAGTACTGACCATACTTGTCTGGATCATATGGCTGACCATCTACTGAATCTTCAAACATTTGTTTGATGATTTGCAGTTCTGTTTCACTGGGCTTTTTGGGCAAGAAGTCGTTTAGTGTGTAAAGACCGTGTTGCTCAATGGCAGCCTGTTCAGCTTCGGTTAATGCAGTTTCCTTGCGTGCCCACTTTGAAGTACTGTAATCCGCATAACCACCTTTTGAAGTTTTCTTGATCACAAAGTCAAGTCCTGCGGTATAATCGGTGGGCAGTTCTTCCAACTCTGGGTCCATCAGTGCATCTTTGATTGGTGCAAACAGTTGTGGCCCAATGATGAATCTGCGAATTGGGTTGGCAGGTGTATCTTCTTGCAATGGATTTTCACGTACAAATCCTTGGAATACATAACTGCGTTTTTTCCAATACTTGCGACCCATGTCTTCCAGTGAACTGTCCTTGAACCAAGTGCGAACTTCTGCCAAAACTGGACATGCTTCCTGCCACATTTCAACGCAGGGTACGTTTACAATAACTGGTTTACTGTCCATTTCGCCTTTGATGCCAGAGAATGGCAGTTTGATCATTAGGCGTTCTGCCCAAAAGAAAGTGTTGTTTGGATCCCCGTCTGGTAAGAAACGAAGTGTACAGCTTTCGCCTTCTTGAATGTTCCAGTGTGGGTAAATGGCGTTGTCGCCGCCTGTGGATTGTGATCGCCCGTTGTCTTCTTTTGCCTGAAGACGAGCTCGTATTTCTGCTAATGATGCCATGATAGTGCCTCCTAATATTGCCTATTTTTTGCTCTTTGCCTGTGTATGCCTAGTGCATACGACGCTTTTACTTTGCATCGTACACTATTATATTTATCAAATAGGTTTTTGTCAACCTTTATTTTAGTTAATTCAGCAACAGCGGTAGCGAATCGCTGTTGCTGGGCTAACCACACCCATTGCCTCGCTATAACGGTCCCAAGGCAAATTCTAAGGTAGACGCATGTATTCTTGCGGAGTGTAACATCCGCCTACAAATCTTATGTTGTCTGGTGTAACAAAGTCGAAGGCATAGTTGTCATCGACCCATACTGTGTCTGTGCCATCTGCCACAAGGCCATTGATGAATTCAGCACATTCTTCTTTGCTGTTAAAAGCTCGTTGGCTGATAGTGACTTCGGATGCTGGTGTCCAATCCATGTACAGCAACTGGAACACCAGCACAATCGTAGTCATCGCAACAAGCCTGCTAATTGCTTTATGTGATCAAGTGCCGAATCATGATCCAAGTTCTCACCCACCAACTTGCGGGCAGCTTCCTTGCTCATTTTTACAGGATATGTTTTGCCGTTGAATTCAAACTCTTTTTTGTCAGCCAGTGCCGCTTCGGCTGCCGCTGTGTTGAATGCATTGTCTTCTTCAAGGTCTTCCACAGCTTCAGCGACTCCGCCGTGCTGTTGTTCAGCATACTTCAACATGTCTTCCATGCTGTTGAAGGTTTTGCCAAATGCATCTACACCACCGCCCATAGGATACAACACAAATTTTTCAACTGGTGTACCGTCTACTTCCACGTTACCCAGCACAATTTCGTCGTCCTCGTCCACATCGCTGATCACAGCTTCTGCATCTTCTGTGGCTCGCATTCTCACACCAGCCGCTCGGATTTCACGTTCCAATTCACGCATTGCTTTGGCAGGACCATCAACCACAATTTCATAGTGATCATCCATTTTTTCAGGCTCTGCGGTCACACCCTGCGGACGATACTTGCTGATGATGTCAACTGCTGTTTTGTATTCGTCGCCCAAGCTAGGTTCAAGTGCAATAGCAGTGGTGAATGCTTCGTACAATCCTGTTATTTCGCCTGTGTCCAGCTTGTCCAGTGTACCGTTGAGAGCACTTAGTATGCTTGGATGAGGTGTTTCACCGTCGATCATTACTGTACGACTTCCTGTTGTGTAATCTACGTCCAGTTTACTAGGATCAATACCAGTGAGTTTTGCAAACATCTTTATGATCACATCCTGTGCTTTACGATATCTTTTGGGCACTTTCAGTTCTACGTGATCGCCTGTGGTTGGACGATTTCTATGCGGAACAAACTTGTCTGGATCACCGCCTAGTTTGACATGCATGCCCTTGTGAAATTCGTCATCGTCCAGTTCAACTTCTTCGTTCTTCAACTTATCAATCTTTTTCTGAAGAGCAAACTTCTTCATTCTCACTGAAGCAGTGTTGCCACTGATACGACCTAACATCTTTTCTAAATCGGCAATCTGCTGTTCCTTAGATTTTGCTTCATTCATTTCTACAGACTCTTTATACATGTTGAGTTCAAACTTCTTATCGTCGAGATTAGCAACTTGAATCTGGACTGCTTTCTTACCATCTTTGTCCATCAAACGATAGATGTTGGTCTTGCCTGCGGATGGTTTGCGAGGACCACTTGCAACCTTGTGATCAATCTCTTGTGGGTCAATGTCAACACCCAACTTGTTCTTGGCATAGTCGTATGCGTGTTGCATCGCACTTGAGAAATCTTTGTGGTACAAATCATATCCACTGCCACCACTTTTGCTTGGATCCCGCGGTGCCGCAGGATTCTCACGCATCACAGCGTAGTAGCTTTCTTCATGATCCACAGGAAACAACATTGCTAAAAAGTCACTGTCAAAGTCATCAATGGTGCGAAGAATCTCTTCACGCGGTGCAGTGTCAAGATCCAATATTTCTCTGCGAATGTCTTCAATCTCTGCACCATCTTTGATCATCAGTGCAATTCGCACCACGTCTTCTTGATCTTCGCCTGTCATGTCCAGTGCAAGATTTTGCAGTGCCCCTGCGGCTTCCGCACTCTCTGTGACCCAGTGTGTCCACTGGTCAAACTCCCCAGAGGGATCTTGTGCCGGTGGCTGTGTGGTTTCCACTGACTGACCTTCCTGCACACTGGCAATCCACTGTCTAGCCAGATCAATCGCACCAGCTGTGTCTTGGGTATAGTTTTGTGCAAACTCCACCACCTGTGGGTTGGTGCTTCTTCTGGCAATCAGTGCCATCACTGCTGCCAGCATGTCAGCTGGTCGAGCATAGTCTGCACTGGCCACCAGCAGGTCGTCTGCTGGATCTTCTGTGAGTTGTAATTCCATGTTGTTGTTTTCCTCTTGTATGGCAGCAATCAAAGCTTGGTATCCAGGTGCTGTGCAGGCACGCTTGACCTGCGCACGCCCCTGTGGTTGTTCTGCCAATCTTGTGATGTGTTCAGCTATGCTGTCCCAGGGCTTGCCACCTGCAGCAATGTGTTGGGCATACACTCTGGCCACAGGCACACTGGTGGTTGGCAGCAAAAATCTTTCACCTACAGCAGTTTCTGCAAAAATTTTATGTATGCGTCGGCTGCGTGCGCCTCTGCGTTCAGTGTCCACTGGTGAGGTGTGTCTCACAATCAGTTTGACAGCAGGCAACTTTTGATATGAGGTTTTTCTACTGCCCCACATGCGGCCTTCGCCTACCACTGGCGGTGTAGCTCGCTGACTGCGAGTTTCAAGATCTTGTTGACTAAGTGCCGGCTTGCTGATGTCCTGTACTTCAAAATCCAGTGCGTTGCGCACACTAAATCTTCGCATGCTGTGCAAAAAATCAAACCAGTTGTCTGTGTCTTTCACAGCATCAGTGATGCCTCGACTGTAGATGATTTCCAGTGTGCCAGGTGCCAGCAAGCTGACTGTGACTGTGCCTAGTTCATGATCTTGTTCCACGTATTCAAAGGTAAACAATCTTGCTTCTTCAGGATCGGCAGTGCTTTCGGCAGTTTGTGTGCCCATGCTTAGACTAGGAAAACGTGCTACTAATTTGTTGTAGAGATCTGTGCTGATATTCATAGTTGTATTTAGCGCAGTTGTGGCAGTTGCAATATTACACGCTGTGCCCACTTTTGATTGCAGTCTGCATCACTGTGAGCATCATCCGCGGCTAGGTGGTTTTCGGGCCAAACGTTTGCCATTGGATGACCTATGGGCAAACTGTTGTTTTTGTCATTGTATTGGTTGTGCTCCACCTGTGCGCCAAGTATTTCACAGAGGTCAAACACTTGCGTATTTTGATCTTCCTTAGTGTCAAAGCTCCAGGCAAAATAAGGTATTTGTTTAGCAGCACAGAGATTTTGTACAGCCAACAAATTGATAACCCATGCATGCTCAAAATTGTATATACTAGCTTCAGCTAAGTTCATGTATGCTGCACTTAAGGATTTTTTGTCACGCTGGTTTCTGTGAGAATTACTGTGTAGATTGCACCAGTGTGCACGCGGAACGCCCGCTACATCGTGCCATACACTGTGCCTTACCATAGGAGGTGTCTGAACTACCACAGCCAATGGTTGGCGATGTTGCACCCAAGCAGCTGCAAGCAGATATATAGCGTCCATGCTTATGCTACGCACACCAAGATTGACCACATCACACTCTAACTGCTGACCCACAAGATCGCTCCAGCGCTCGCTAGACAACAAACCCATGCCTTCGGTGCGACTGTCTCCCAAGCACAGCACATGCTCTCCTACACTGTCAAACTCTGCAGTTCTGTATCCTAGACTGTTGCGAAACACTGGTATGGTGGCGCTATTAGGATAGGTTTCTTGACTAGTTCCTGGTGGGAAAAGCAACCGAGGCACCGGGTGATTGTGGAGATCTTTGGTGGTGATGCCGGGCCATGGACTAGTTTCTAGCACAATACTCTTTCCAAAACTCTGCTATGATATCATCCAACCATTGATAACTCACGGCCAAGGGTAAAAAACTGTTTGGTCCGTACTTGTCCACTGTTTGCACCAGGTACAAATTAAACATTGCGCAGTTTAACCCATTGTTTTTTTGATATCACATTTGATTTATGATCAATAATGCTGTTTGTGTCTTTTTTGCTGGGACACATGGCGCAAATCCGGTGAGGCCGGCCAAAGTTTTGAATAAATTTGGAAATCTCCTGGTGAGAACTAGCAGGTGAGATGCCTTGATAATCCGTGTATGGTTGCCAATCATTGGTCACGGGCTGATTCCACTCCTCCAGCACACGATTCAACAGCGCAATACTGCTGCACTTGTAGATGTTTCCTTGATACAGCAGTGGACACTGTTGTTGTACACACATGTCAAAAGCTGCAGCCGGCGAACTGTGATGCGGACGGATATTGCCAAAATTGCCGCGATAGGTTTTGACAAACTGTGCTGGGCTGTTGATCTGAAAACGAGTGTTGTTGGGTCCTATCCAGCGATTTATACCGTATTCAGTGATGGGCTTCCACTGGTATGCACCAAACACGTGTTCAACTGCAGCTTGGGCATAGGGCAAGTCTTGGTGCAGGCTAAACTTCAGTACACAGTTGCCAATGTCCACACACCAGTCTAGTATTTGTGAGTTTTGATGAAAGTTTACAGCGTTGGTTGTAAATCTTATTTGACTGTTGGGCAACAGTTGCCGGACACCGTAGATCCATTGTTTGCATTCAGGGTTGAGCGTGGGTTCTCCTCCTATGATGCCAAAGTCAGGTATGTCAATGCGTTCAATCCAATCCAACAGCCATTGTTTTGCTTCTGCCCAACGCACACTGCCTTTCATGTTGTAGTCGCTGTAGTTGGTACAGCCAGCACAACTGAGATTGCATGCATACGTGATCATGGTTTCAACAAAAGGAAGCACAGGTTTTGACATAGCTCAGCTGCTGGAACCCAAACACGCACCGGTGCTGCACCATGCACTAGTTTCTAGCACGATACTCTCTCCAAAACTCAGCTATGATATCATCCTTGTGCTGTCGCTTGTAGATGTCAACACCCAGCATGCCTTGACCTAGTGCAATGATTTCGTCTTTGGTGAGAGCTTCCAACTCTTTGCGCGAAATCACAAAACTCTTCTTATAAGGCGCGGCCAACTCACGCAGTTCATCTGCACCCAGTGGCTCAGCTGGCTCTCCTACAGCAGAGTCTGGTGATGCGCCCACCGCTGACTGATCCTGTGTGCTCACACCAGCCACACTCACTGATCCATCTGTGTGCACTGTCAAAGAGATGTTTAAATTTATGTTGATGTCATGTGTGCTCATGATGACTCCTGTTGAATGGGTGGCAACCCAGGATACTCCTGTTGCCACATGAGATTTACAGTGAACCGCGGCGTGACGCTGCAGTTGTGATAGCTGTGCCAACTGTGGCCATGCGAAATAAAACACACTGCACGATTCTCCTGCCATGGAATCTGCACGCCGTCACTGTGATCCTGATCACACAACACTGTGCCATCGCCAGTGAATCCTGCATACACCACTGACACCAATCGCTTGCCTGGATGATGGTTGTGCACCGGATATGAAAACCCAGGTTGTCCCAGCACAAAATCTGTGTGATTCACACACTGGTGCAGTGACATGGGTTTGCTCCAGTGTTGAGCGGGTGTGCGACGCCAAAGATCCACATACACACTGTGATAGATCTCTAGATTTTTTTTGTGAGAACAAACTGTGAATGTGTGCAGGAAGATCAGCTGTGGCAGCATATGTGCCAGCAGCTGGATTCAAAGTACCACTGTGATCTGATGCCACAAACTCACGCACCTGTGCGAGTTCATGGGGTGCAAAAACCTCATCAATCACACAGTGTGTCCATGGATGTGTGTGCCAACTGATATGCATGTGCTGTGAAAAACTCCTGTGCAGAGACACTGCTCTGTCTCTGTATACTATATATGAAAACACACTCAACAGCAACCAAAAAAATCCCATCATGTGATGCTGTACGATAAAAAAATACAGTGTGTGTCAAAGTGTTGAATTGTGTTGAATTGTGTGGCAGAGAGACAGCAAAGATACAAGAGTAGGGGTATTAAAACCATGGTTCTCGAGTAAATACACCAATGAAAAAAACAACAAACTACGCACAACACAAAGCACTGTTGACAAAGCTGCGTCACTGTTATCACCTGCTCTACGGTAATCCACGTGCAGACGCATATTTCTCAGAATTCTTAACACGTGAAACCGCACGCTTAGCTGTAAACGGTCAAGTGGCAAGCTATACAGCGGCTGTTCAAGCACAAATCACCAGTGTTCAGCATGCTCTCACCATCAAAGGCATAGTGGATCCAGACATTGACTACTAACTGTCAAGTTGCTGCTGCAGCAGATCTGGTTGAATCACTATTATAGTCACCGTACGAGCATGCCATCCGCCGGAACCTCATAGGCAATGCCAGATATAACTCAGTATATTCTGGTATATTGTGATATTTTCACACTTTTTCACACTACCGCCTCACAGTATTCTAGATATTGGTGCTAACCTGTTGACTGTGCACACAATTCTAACTTTGCTGCTGCAGCGTTTTCTGATTGACTCTATGCTATAACACTGTATACTACATGTATAGAGGTTAGGGAGACTACAACATGTTGAAATATCAGAATTTGGCTGCTGTTGGCGACACGATTCGTGCATATGACTTCATGGGTCGCCGAGACGCATATATCCAAGGCACAGTGATTGCCAAAGGTGCAGTGCGAAATCCGGAAGGTGCTTACATGTTGTTTGACGGATACACCATTCAGATTGAACAGGATGGTGCAGGCTTTGGACGTGAGGGTGACACGGGGTATATTCCTTTTGAAACCAGCCTAGACTACGATGATCGAGTGGAGCGGGTTGCTGTGGAATATTCGGCTGCTGCAGAGACCATGGGGGTATAACATGAACACACTGAGGTTGATTCGCTTGTTCGGGCCGGTCAATGATCGCAAGACTGGTCGTCAAGGTGACATTGCTTATTCTAGAGTGGCGCGATGAAAAAGTACACGCCTAGACGCGGCGAATTCGGCCTAACAAACTTTACTGTGCTGGATCGATGGAGAAAAGATGTGTTCGGCGCCGATCTAGCTCCAGGTGACCACGTGGTGGCTGTGCACAATGGTAGACTCCTGCCTGGTGTGGTGGTGGATTTCACCACTCGGCCGAGTGGTGATCCAGCCACTGGAGAGTGATCTAGGCGGCAGACGAGACTGTCCTCCACTGGCAGCATTTAAACGCGAAGGGTATAACTGCATAAAAGTAGATGAAAAGCAGATTACCTGGAGCACATTCAGCGGTGACTTATAACATCATGAGGTATAACATGCAGAGATTTTTGCTGGTAGATTGTGACAATCGCGTGGTGTTCAGCACTGACGACAAACAGGCAGCCTATGAATATCAGAATCGTAGGAGGCCGGACACACGCTTGGTTTACAACAACGACCGCGAGGATGACAATGCAGCGGAGTATCGCTTGGCAGTGGAATTGATCAATGCTGCCCGTTGACACATGTGCACAGTGTGTTATAATAACAGAGTAGGACCTATAGCTCAGTTGGTTAGAGCAGTGAACTCATAATTCATTGGTCCCTGGTTCGAGTCCAGGTGGGTCCACCAATACACAGGAAACAGCATGACATATGATTTGATCTACGTCAACGGGGACAGCTATGTCCGATCCGGAAATTACAAAAAGTATGCTGACCATCTTGCTGATTTTTTTGGCGCACACGTGATCAATAGGGCAGTGCTTGGGTCTGCAAACAGCAGAATATTCCGCACCAGCCTAAGAGATTTACTTGAGCTAAAACACAAGCACAGTAATATTTTAGCTTGTGTTAGTCTAAGTTTTATATTTAGAACAGAACTGTGGCACACACAACACGACATAGCAAGATGGAGGCAGGTTCCTCATGAGGACTTGCAATCATTGAGTGACGGAGACTTTGTGTGTATTCAACCACTGGATGGAAAGAACTGGTATCAGCGCAGAAATAAATCAATTGACCTTCATGAGGGCAAAGCATACCGGAACTTCTGCAGAAATTACATTGATTGGTATGATATTGAAGCTGAGACTGTTGATCTTTTGGCCAAAATAATATTATTTGCAAATTGGTGCGAAAACAACAACATTGATTACATAATTTTTTCTCCTATGTATCAAGAAACCATTGATTTTTCTGCACCTTTTGTGGCCAATTTTTACGAGGAAATGAAACAGAATTCAAGAATACTGGATATATTTGAGTTTTCGTTTCTGGAATGGTGCTTGCAGAGAAATCATGCACCTGTTGACAACCATGAAGCTGTTGTCAACAACAAACCATACAAGGTTGGGCACATGGGACCCTCGGGTCACAAAGACTTTGCTGAGTTTTTGTTGGAGCGATACTATTCTAGGTAGTACACCAAATTCTCGTCGTAGCACAACCGGATAGTGCAACAGCCTTCTAAGCTGTAGGTTGCTGGTTCGAGTCCAGCCGGCGAGGCCAATCTAGAGAAAGCAGTGAAGTTCACTGTGTAAATACACTACAACAGAAGCGTGGCTGAGTGGCTGAAGGCGCTCCCCTGCTAAGGGAGTGTAGGCTAATACCCTACCGAGGGTTCGAATCCCTCCGCTTCTGCCAGCACCACCCCGGGAGATTGCTCGCAAGCAAAAAACGAGAATTTCATTTCCTACTTGGGTGCGCACAGATAAATTATGAGAAACTAGATGAACATTTTGTTACTTACTCCTGATGCAGTAGGAGGAACACTTTTAGAAACAACACTTGCTGTTTACATGCAATTTCAAAGCTTTGATCGTCCAGTGATTGATGTCGGGCATGTCGAATTAGGTTTAGAAAAATATTATTCGCCTGAATTTAACAGCGAAATTCTTAGATGTGTCAATGATTGTGAATACAACAATATGCAAAGTCTGGGAGAAATTCAAGAATTACTCGAAAGTGTTGATCACTATAAAATCATAAAGTTACCTTATTACAACATTCTTTTTAGAAAAGATCCTATAGGAGAGCAATTATCGTTTTATAAATATCTAAATGATAACTATTATATCATTTGTTGTCAACGAGAAAATCTTTTCGAACACTCTTTAAGTTGGGCTATCAACAAAATCACAAAAAATCTAAATGTTTTTTTACCTGATGAAAAACTTAGAACATTTTACAGTATCTTTAAAAACCAAATAACCATAGACCCTTTGAGCGTCAAGCAAAGTTTACACAGCTACAAACAGTATATAGAATGGGCAGAATCAACATTTCATATACCATCCTATTATGTGTATGAAAAACATATGCCAAATATAGAACAATTTATTTTAAACCTTCCTTTTTTTGCGGACAAAGAAAAAACCACTTGGCAAGACAAATTCAACATCAGTTTTGCTGATTACAATAAATGCCATTATTATTCCAGCGATATCGGTACCATTGCTTTGGAAAGTCGCAAAGATTTACAAAAATTAGAACAATATATCGAAACAGCTTCTGCAGAAACTCAAAGTGAAAATCTAGATTATTCGGAACAATACAACTTAGCATGGGAAAAATTTGTAACAGATTATAATTCTGTAGCAAACGAAAACTGGCCACAATTGGACTCGATAGATGATTGGATCAATCTACCAGAATCGATCAAACAAGAATGTATAAATGTTCATAAAATCACGTTTTATCTAGAACAAATGTTAATAATTGATAATAAAATGCAGGAAAAATATAGTAATCAAACGCAAAAAGTCACAATTGTGAATAAAAAGATGCGCGAAGATCTATTTTATAACTTGCATAAAGACTTCAATGATAGCTATCATGATAATTATAAAATTGCAAACGACACTGTTGACGAAATGGTAAAACTTGGAATACTTCAATTTTCAATTCCTATTAAAAAACAGACTTTTGCAGAAAAAAAATATATAGTAAAAAATTTCGAAGAATGTTTGCAAATGTACAACACATGGATAGATGAAAATCAAAAACTTGGTAAACCAATGTCCGACAAAGATGTAGAACAACACATCGAACAAGATAGATCTACATGGGTAGATTATAAAAAAATTGGGTTACCCTAAAATACATGCTCGTTTAGCTCAGCTGGTAGAGCAACGCACTTGTAATGCGTAGGTCCGCGGTTCGACTCCGTGAACGAGCACCACTCTTGCCCGGGTGGTGGATTTGGTAGCAAAATGTGTTGAGCAATATGGTATCAGAGGTGCTGCTAAAGAGTTAAATTTAACTTATCATCAGTGCAGAGATAGATACTATAGAGCAATAGCAAAGTAATGCCGCTGTGGCCCAATTGGCAGAGGCGTCTGGTTTAGGTCCAGAAGGTTGGGGGTTCGACTCCCTCCAGCGGCACCATTATTTTGCACTATATTATAAGTGCCCCCGGGCACCAACCTTGCCTGATAGCTCAGCAGGTAGAGCAGAAGACTGTTAATCTTTTGGTCGCAGGTTCGAGTCCTGCTCAGGCAGCCACTGTGCACACTAGTGTGCAAAAGCTGTGGATAACCTGTGCACAAACCCCGACCAAACAATCCACAGTCCGCGCATAACCGCTATTATGTTAAATGCCTCAATCCACAGACTTATCCACAGCCCTCCGGCCCATAAATTTCAAAAAAAACGGATTCCGAGGTTGACAACTGGCCTACACATGTTATTATTAGTGTGTAGGTTAGTCATAGAGGAAATCAATATGCAGATCAAACCAGGCGACAAGATTTACGGCCACTGGGGTGCACAGTTCCCCACAGTGTATGGTATTGTGGATCGAGTTGATGACAACGGTGTTGTGTACTTCTCGGATCGTTACGCACCAGAGGAAGTACACACCTGTCCACTGGAATACATCCAACCACTCCGAGGCAATGTTAGCATTGAAGAACTTCCACTTGCAGTAGGAGTATATGCATGAGCACATCATTCACACGCACAGCAGATGCCGTCACAGCCATCTACGCATTAGAGACCATGGATGAACTGCGTGACATCTACGATGCAATTCGCAACAAGGAACGGCAACTGAGCCGAGCAAACATTCGCAAGATTGTCAAAGGTGATGTGGTAAGCTTTACTGCACGAAACGGTACCCGGGTGGTTGGCCGAGTAGTCAAAAAGAATCGCAAGACAGTGGAAGTGTTGGGCGGCGTCAGCAACGGCATGTTCAACACCACCTATCGTGTGCCAGCCAGCATGCTAACAGTAGAGGAGGCGGCATAATGGAAACTGTAGCGGCACTAGGGTTTGTGACTGTGATTGCTGTAGCATTCTTCTGTGAGGCAGTGAGCACACTGTTGATGCGATGAATACATTCAAAGACTTCACAGACTTGCTCACAGAAGGCACAGCCGCAGGTGCATACACAGCAGAGCAACAAGCACAGTTGGAACAGTTGCATCATGAGTATGTGACCACTGTGCGTGCTATGCAAGCCTGCTTGAACAGCATGGACCGTGCATGCACACTAGCCAAACGTGCACAATTGTCCAACTGTGCATAACCTTTTGATTTCATTGAGAAAAATATTTTTTTCGGTGAGAAAAAAAACGTCAGGGGTATAAAAGTGGTGGGGGTGAAAAAACTGCCCCCTTTGACAAACCGACGCAAGAATTTTTCTGGTCACACTATTGGCCCCATGACCCCATGGGAAATTCCACCTCACAGAAAACTCTCACACCAGTAGCAAACGAAGTGCGCTACTAGATCTAGCATAGATCTCCACAGTGTATATCCTAGGGTGCAAAAAGCTCCTGGGGGTGGTGTTTTTGGGTTTGCTGATTCTGCGCACACAATTTTTTTTTGGCTGCACTATAGGGGGGGCTGTACTGCCTCGGCCGGCTAAGGTGAATGCACTGTGGTATTCATTGTGCTGTAGCCTAGTCTAGGTTGCTGTTGAGGATTCCATGTGAGCTGCCACAACAGCCAGTGTGCACTGTCCAAGTGTTGTATGTGCAGCACACTGTTGCGGTTGGCATGCACACATATTCTAGTGCGGTGGTGACCAGCCCATGCCAACACATGTTCTAACACATTCATTCTACTCCAGTTTACTGTGTGATGATTGCTGCCACTGATGCCAGTGAACACTATCACAGGTGTGTGGCTATTCATAGCTGCTGAGTTCCCACTGCAACCAGCTTTCTGTGTGATGCCAACTGACGGCAAATGCGGTGAGTGTGCGCTCGTTTTCAAAGCTGATCACTATGCCACGTCTACGGTCGGTGTTGTGAACACACAGTAGTGTTCCGTGGCGACTGCTCCACTGCAACAGTCGTGCGAAAGTGTTGCGTCTGCAGAACTCACGCACCATGCGATCATGCTTTTTGTTAACCGGGAATAGTATGCTGCGACTGCTCATCAGTGTCCTTGGCTGGTGTTGTATTTACTGGTGTGCAGCTGACTGTGAGTGAGAAAAGTGCAAAAATTGTTTTTGCGCCGCAAGCTCGCTTCGCTCGTTTGAGTGGCCTGGGCCCGGGCCTGAGCACTCGTGTGTAAATAACTGCATGCAAGTTAGACGAAGTTTGGTGCGATTGAACACTTGGCAGTATGTGGTGTACAACCTGGAGGGTGACTGTGTGTTGATCACTACTAGTGTTGCTGTGGTGCGAAATTTTTTGCGTGAATCGCAAGCTCGCTTCGCTCGTTGAGGTGGCATGGGCGCGCAAGCCGCAGATTGCGCTAAATAGATGCATGAAAACCAGTTTCAGCAGCGGTGCAGAAATACGCAGAGTGCATCTAGAACCCACCAGCTACTGCAATGCCAGATGTCCTATCTGTCCTAGAAATGATCACGGTGTGGCAGATCCTAGAGTGGTTCAGCATCATCTGTCATTGGCAGAGGTCAAACAAATATTCTCCGCAGAGTTTATCAGCGAGCTAGAGTTATTCCTCTGCGAAGGCAACTTTGGCGATCCTATTATGAATCCTCAGCTGGCGGACATACTGTGGTACTTTGCTGAGGCCAACCCACAGTTGAAGCTGGAAGTAACCACCAATGGTGGCGCTAGAAGCGAGACATGGTGGCAACAGTTGGCTGCTGTGCCCAACTTGACTGTGAGATTCAGCATAGACGGCTTGGAAGACACCAATCATCTCTATCGGCAGGATGTGGACTGGCAGGTGCTGCAGAGAAATTTTGGTGCTTTCATAGCTGCAGGAGGAGATGCACAGTGGAAGTTCATAGTGTTTGATCACAACCAGCATCAAGCAGCTCAGGCTCAACAGCTGGCCGATGCTTGGGGCTTTTCCTTGTTCTCCATGGAAAATCACGGGCGCAGTGTAGGCATAGCATTTGACAAAGACGGCAACCTCTCACACACCATTGGAGATTGGCAAGGTGACACGGATTATGCCCGTGTCAGCAGGATCCTGGCCTATGACCAAACCGACACAGGGAAACACATGCCCGCATCCCGTCGTCCAGCTGATAGCATAGATTGCAGTCACATCAACAGCATATATGTGGACAGCAGGGGCTTTGTGTATCCCTGTTGTTTTACTGCATTTGCCAATCCGGACTACTCAGTTTACAATCCAGAAACTGTTCAGCTGAGAAAGTTTATTCGGAGAAACAATGCACTGCGCCACGGGCTGGCCAAAAGTATAAAATGGTTTCAACAGTTGGAACACAGTTGGCAACAATCCAGTGTTGACAAAGGTAGATGCAGCAGATGCGAAAACACCTGTGGTGTGTGGAAAGATCAGAGCGTGGAGTCTACATCACAGGTGAGAAACCACCACCGAATAAAAATCAACCTCAAAGAATAGCAAATGGCATGGGTTCTACATAGTCGTCGATGTCGTCTTTGAACTGACTGTCTAGGTCTGCATCATACTGTTGAATCTGCATAGCCATTCTCACTGCCAGCACTGTACTCATCACTAGGTCGTCGTGCTCGCCAGGCTTGGCTGAAAAACTGTTGCTGCTTTGTATGAATGCTTTAAGCTCGGTTATTAGTGCTTTTGAACACACATGCATACGTTTGGTCTCGATCCAGCTTTTGAGCTTGCTACACGCTGTTAGCTTGCTTCTGTGCGTGGTGTTAAAGCCTCTGCGAAACTTGCGCACATGTCCTTTGCGGATTGGCTCACTCACAAACATACCGGGAATGTTTTCTTCGCCGATGTCTTCGATCACCACCAAGCCGGCTTCGCCCAAGCTGTTGTTTTCTATGCTGTACCATATGGCTGTGGGATTGTTGATGTGATCTAATATATAGCGATTGATTTTCACCATGGTGCCGATCTGTCCGCGAATGGGTGTGCGGTTGTGGTACCACTCTGCTATCTGTTGTAAGCCGTTGGCACCGCCCATTTCGTACACCTGTATGGCAGCGTTGTCTCCTCCGGTGCCCAAACTTGGATCCAGTGCCACCAGATACTGTCGATCTTTTTTGGGCGTGTCAAACCATCTCACATTGCCTTCGGTGATGTGCACTGGCTGTGAGGGTTCTAGCTGTATGAGTGTGGTTGCAGCTATGAGTGTTTCATCAAAGATGATCGGCTCGCACTCCATTTCTCTACGAAAGCGTTCTTCGCCGATGCGTCCACGTTCTTCTGCTGCCCACTCATCGTTTCTGTCTGGGTGTTGATGCCACAGAGCACGGTATGCTCTAAAGCCGTTGACGCCCAGCTCGGTTTCGTTGCCGTGCTCGTCTAGATTTTTGTTTGCACCCAACCACAGTTCCCAAAATTGATCTTCATCACTGTTAGGTGTGCTGGTTATGATAGCCTTACCACCTGTAGCCAGTGTAGGGCTGATGGCTGTCCAAAATTCTCGGGCTATTGTATTGCGCACAAACGCAAACTCATCACAGTACAACAAGCTTATGCTCATACCACGTCCGGTGTTTTCTGTAGTGGCTTGTGCCACAATACGACTGCCATTTTCAAATTCTATGCTGCCTTTGTTGTAGCTGGTTACACCTGCGCGAATGTGATCAGGCATGAGTTCATAAGCATATCTCACCCGCTGCATGATCTCTTGTGCGCCACTGTATTTGTGAGCTGCAATCAGTATGGTACTGTCGGGCACAAACATAGCATACCACAACAAATAGCCTGCGGCTGTGGTGGTTTTGCCCATCTGTCTACTGAGTAAATTTATACTAAATCTATAGTTGTGATAGTTGTCTACTAGGCCCACTTGATATTCAAAAGGCTTGTACAACATTTGGCCACGAGTAGGATGCTGTATGTAAAAATAGTGTTCGAGAAAATAGTGCGGGCCTGTATCTCGGTCTGCACATCTAGCAAATTCCAGCAATTGATGTTGTGTGTACTGCTGAGGCTTGTAGGCCTTTTTTACCAGCACTCCATCTAAGCTTTTACTCATTGATTAACAAAACATTCCTATAGCATTTGTGATCAAACGGATCTGTGTGTTGTATATACACTCTGTCCAACCGAGCTTCGATTTTTTCCTGCCAATGATCTACAAAACGATGCATTCTTGGAAAGTAGGGATAGCGATCCATTGCTTGCCACAAAAACAAGTTAGTAAGGTCTAGTTCAACATCAGGCAAGTAGTAGTATACCTGAATGGTGGTTAATCGCCATTGAGGTTGCATAAAAATATTTATGCAAAGTGTGTGCGATAGATCTCTTGTGCAACTGCCTGATGATATTCTGCACCTGGATGCGCCAAATCTCTAGCTTGATCTCCTGCACACACAGACTCTGTAGAAAGACTGCGTACACCCAGTGCATCTGCTACGTAATCATGTGTGGTATAACAAATAGCAGCTGGATATGCCACATCAATCATTCTTTTGAACATTGTACTGTATCCAGTTTGGTGATAGTTGTAGAAAAAAAAGTATTTTTGAAAGTCGTCAAAAGGACTGTGCACACTGAGATTTTCAAATTTTTCTGAGCTTCTAAAACGCAGTGTTCTGCTGGTATGAGGAAACTGTACAACAATGTGTTTTGGCTTAACACCTGCAATGGACAATCTATTAAGATTGTCCACAATATAGTCTATGCCAACTCCTTGTTGGCCAAGGTTTATCACTGGCATGTTGCACAGTTGAGAAAAATATTCTGTCACAGTTTCTGAGTCATCAACACCTGTGCCAAACGTTATGCTGCATCCTAGCCAAACCACACTGTTTGACCAATCCACTATGTTAAAATCTGGACATCTGTAGCCGTGTTTGTTTAATGTATAGTTTACTTCGGACTTTGCATATTTCCAATCATGAGATTGTTTTTTAGAATTTTTATCAAACAGGTGTCTTTGGTCGGTGCCTTGCCACTTAGTGTTATAATAACCATAACGAATGTCGCTGGTTGATTTTAATAAATCCATAGTTTTCCCAATTGAAAATTAATGCCAGATAAATATTTATAACATGAGCAATACACTAATTTTGAATGCTGATTACCGGCCAATTAGTTTTGTACCCCTCAGTGTAGTAGCGTGGCAGCAGGCCGTAAAACTACACTGGCTCAATCGTGTTCATGTTTTGCACACCTACGAAGACAAACTGATTCATTCACCTAGCACCACACTGGAAATGCCAGCAGTGTGCGTTACTCACAAATACTATGGCATTCCTCAAGAAGCCAAATTCAGCAGAAACAATCTATTTTTGAGAGACACATTCAATTGTCAGTATTGTGGAGAACTTTTTTCACAAAGTGAACTAACTGTTGATCATGTTATTCCACGCAGTCTAGGAGGGGGTACAGATTGGGAAAACTGTGTAGCTAGTTGTAAAAGTTGCAACAGCATCAAAGGATCGCGATTGATCAAGCCTATTAATCAACCTTATACTCCTACTTACTGGGAATTAGCCAGGAAAAAGAAAAACAAAATTCATCTACAGCATCACAGCTGGGGACAATATCTAAACTCTGCCAAGATTGCTTGACAGCTGGCACACCAACTCTACAATTGCATCGGATACTGTACTGCCAAAGTGCGAACGATCTCTAGCCCAATGTATATTCGGATACTGTTTTTGATCGAAATAAACAGGTCGTTTTAGAGAAAAACTTTTTGCAGCACTAGGGCAACCAAGAAAAAAGTACACCACATCCATGTCCGGGCACAATAGATCGATGGTTGTTTTCATTAGTTCTAATTTGTGTGCTAGATGAACATCTGTGTAGTATTGCATGTTTTTTTGAGAGATTACTCCGTGTAGCTCTGGAATAATATGACAAAACGCAGGATGATCGATTTCGGTTTCTACATAATAATTACGACTCGGGTCAGGAATTTGTACAATTAAATTTTTTGGCGTTATATTATGATAGTTTAGCCATACTATGTTGTGGAAAATAGCTTCAAAACTTCCGCCCGGTATGCCCAAGTTTACACAAGGTGTGCTGGTCTTTTTTTGTAATTTTCTTACCCAGGTCTCGTTATCCGGAACACCTATACCAAAAGTATGACTACAACCAAAACACACTGTGCTGTTAGTCCAATCTATAGTGTTTAGCTTCTGCTCTCTGAAACCAAATTCATTGCACACATAAAATATTGGCTTGTTGTAAAACTCCCAGCTAGGTCCGAAATTTTTCTTGTTAGTTTCGAACAACTTTTTAGTATCGCTGGGATAGAAATCAAAAGTACCGTTTGCAAAATTACGAGAAGCTGGTAGTATTTCCATCAATACATGCCTGTGACTAGTTTTGCTTCATCGCTCATTAGTTCTGGAGTGAACATTGGTTCAAATGTTATTTCCGCATCACACGAGTCAACACCGTCTACTGTTTTTACAGCGTCTTCTACCCAGATAGGTAGCTCGCCTGCCACTGGACACATGGGGCTTGTAAGCGACATAAGCACGCTACAGCGGGCGTTCTCAATTTCAACACTGTATATTAGTCCCAATGTTAGTACATCAATTGGAATTTCTGGATCGTAAACAGTTTTGATAGCCTCTACTATTCGATCCATGAGATCTTGTTGTGCAGGGTCGCACATAAACGTAAAAGTACCATCCTGCGTGTTGGGCACTCTATTATAAATATCCATCATTGTTATTTGTCGAAAGGTTTTTCGCCTGTGAGTTGAGGTCTTGCAAACCAAAGTCTAAACCATTCATCTGTGCCTGGCTTTACTTTGTGCTTTTTTTGATAGTCTGATTTTTCTTTTGCAGTATAACTGATATTTTCATCAGCGTCAACTGAATAAGGACTCAAAGTTGCACGATTAGATATTCCTGCTAGAACCTTCAAGTCCTTGATGTTCATTCTTTGTCTTCTTTTTTCCAAAGTGTGTATGCACCATAAAGAATAGCAGCGTATGCTACTAAGCTTGCAATTGGTTTAATAAACAAAAATGCTATGCCTGCAGCAATCAGAGCCACTCCGTCCCAGCTGGTGCGTTCTTTGAATCTTGCTAGTATCCATTTTGTCATCATTTTAATCCTTCTAATAATTCATCTATCATTGTAGATTTTTTCTTTCGGCGATCTAGTTTAACGCCGTGTGTTTTTGCCAATTCGTCTATGGCTTTTTTGTCCATAGCCTCTAAACTTTTTCTAGTGGGCTTTTTGATTTTTTCGGGTGTGTATTTGATGGTTGGTTCTTTTTTGTTCACACTCACTTCGTTGAGTTTTTTAAAATTTATGTCAGGAGAGTTCATCACTGGCAAACCCGACGGGTGTGGTATAAAAATATTTTTTACTGCTTTGATGATTTTTTTAATCATTTAACTGTTCCTTGATTATGTTGTCGTAGTATCCTACTTTGTATCTTGCTTCAAACAAATGTCTGCTGTCTTGTTGAATCAGCACTGGCACGGGACTAGCATATGGTCCGTGCGAAGGCTCACTCCACAGCCAATCGTAGCGTAGATCCTTGTCTACCTTTTTACACAACTTTTTAAGTTGTCTACGATTGGCGCCTGCTACAACATACACAATGGCTTGGTTGTTTTCCAAGTCTTCGACTGTGCCAGACCAATTGGTAATTTTGATCTCGCCTTTGTTCCAAGCAGATGTGCTCCAAGGGCACACAGGTTTTATATGATCAAAGTACGCTGACCAATTAATTTTTTCCTCTACCACGACTCGCCATTACTTTGTCTTTGCCTCTGCCACGACCGGCCATTACTTTGTCTTTGCCTCTGCCACGACCGGCCATTACTTTGTCTTTGCCTCTGCCACGGCCTTCGGCAGCCACTTCTTCGTCTTCGTCAGTTTTCTTTTTGCCACGACCTCTGCCACGACCTTCGGCTGTTTCTTCTTTTTCTTCTTGCAGTGCAGCCCATAGTCGCTCTTTGATCGACTCAACTGCCATGGCATTGTCGCCAGCATTGGCTTTGTTGTATTGTGTTTTTTGTCCGTTGATACCGCCAGCTTGTCCGTTGACTTGTTCTTCTGCATCACCATATTGCGGATCTTCACTGTATCCATCTGGCGTGTTAGCATATTCTTCAAGATCTTCCATGCCAGCAAGTGTGCGTAGATCGTCTAAGTCTGATTCCTCAACTGAATTCATATCATAGTGTCTACGGAAGTCTGCAACAAAGTCTTTAACATCATCACCACTCATGTACATGATCAAATTATCAATCAACTCTTTGTGTGCACCTGATGCTTCGCCACCAGCAAACTCATCTTGTAGTGCATAAAATGGTTCAGCAAATTCTCCTGCAGCTTCTGCAAATTCTTCGCTTTCATTTAACCCAGCCTTGCCTTCTTCGCCTTCGATATAAGCATGCAAATTCATTATGTTAGCATGCATGCGACTCAACTTGTTTTGCATCCATTCTGGCAATGGCATGCCACGCATCAGGTAGTCTTCAATTTCTTTGGCAGCATACTTGATAAATTCAAGTTGACCGTGGGCCATATCAACAGCTTCATTCCTGTCTTGACGGTCTGGTTCAACTTCCAACTCAATCTCTGGCTCTAGTTCTGCTTCTGGCTCAACCATCACAGGCATGTCTACTACAACGTCTTCGTCTTCTTGAACGTCAGACATAATCCAGTGCTTGCCTTTTGGATCGTGACAATCATGTGGACAATCTGTTGTAGGATGTCCCATCTTGTCTCCGCAGTCCTTGCAAACCATCATCATTGCTTCGTTGGTCATGCTTTCTGCTTGTGCAATTGCTTCCTTTACTTCTTGTGTTGGATTTTCAATTGCTCTTAGTTTGTTTAGTACGTCTATTAGTTGCATTATTTTTCTCCTCCGCTGATCGGGCTGTCTGTACCTTGTGGCTCATCGGCCAGTGTAGTTGCGGCAGGAGTTTTCCCACCTTCGGCTTGAACTAGTTCTTTGTTAGAAGTTAGTTCTTTGATAAGATTTGCATTGTATTCATCGCCGAAATATTCCTGTGATTTAATACCATCGTCTGGATAATCGTTGCCCAGTGCTGTTTCGTATTCTTCGTCTTCGGCTTCCACTTGCTGTTCTCTGGCAATTTCTTCTGGATGATCTTTGTTGATTACCACAAGATGACTTGGAGCAACACCAAGTGCAGTATGAAGATAATTGTGAAGCTCTACGCTGGATACCGGGTATGCCACGGTAGCATCAATGATGTGTACCTCTGCATTTTGTAGAGTTTGAAAGTCTGCTGGGTGCTCTTGGATAGGAGTCTTTTTAGGCTTGGCAACACTTACCAAACTAAACTTTTCAAGTGCTGTTTCTAGTTTGCCAAAGTCAAACTCTTCTGGCAAATCAGCAAACTTCAATCTATAATTGTATTCTTTAACACTCTCTGTGAGATAATGTTTAAACGATTTCATTGGCAAATCCTATAATTTATTAAGTATATTTAGTTGTTTTGAAAATAATTATCATACAAATAATCAGCCCAAATTCTGTGGCCCTGTTCAGTTGGGTGTCTGGTTGCTCTTGAATAATTAAGTTTGCTAGCGTCCATTGCATCCCATAGAGGCTGTGCTGAATCTACTGTGTCTATTACAAATTTTTTGTATGCTGGGTTTTTTACAACGCTTGGATTGTAATTCTCATAGATCCATAAGGCTACTCCACTTGCAGGACCTCTTACATCAACTAGCCGAATGCATTGAGATTCCAGCAATACGCTTTGCCAGTTTTTTTCTACAAATTTTATATTGCGTGGCACCTGTGTTCTTTTGTAGTTCACTGTAAAATTTCTTGCCACTGTGAATGACATCTTTTCGTCGGTGTGTTTTTTTATAGCATTGTAGATTTTTTGTTCTGACGTTTGCAGTTCTTGTCTATGGTTTTTCCAATCTAGTTGCTCTAATTCTCTGCCTGTTTCTGTGAGCACAATCACTGCAAATATATGTTTGTATCTATGATATTTTTTTGTATTTTTAAAATAATCTAAGTAGTCTACCATAACCTTGTTGCTAATTCCTGGTTCGGCAATGTTTAACCAATCGTAGTCCAACCGATCTGAAAGATGTCTTCCCCATAGATGTTTTTTCCTATGGTGCTGACCTGCTGGGCTTTTAAGATAGTGTTCTTTTTCGCCGAGCATACTATCACCAAAAGTCCAACTATCTCCTATGGTAAGCAACAACGTTTTTTTATTTTTGCATAATTCGAGTATATCCATTATTCATTGTCTTTGTTTTGTTCTAGCAATTGTTTCAGCAACTCGTTGCGATCAACAACCATGCCTTCACCTTCGATTTCTCCGCGGTCGTCGGCATGACGTTTTTCCATCTGTTCAAGTCTTGCTTGTTTTAATTGTAGCTCGACCATTTTTAATTTCTTGTCAATTTTTGCATTTTTAGCAGACACTGCATGCCCTAGCATTTGTCCTGCAACTTCAAATAATTTTCCGCTGAACCGTGGATCAACATTCATACCTAGATCCATGAGAGTTTCAAAACTTTCTTTGGCATCCTGTGCCAAATCGTCCATTTCCTTGTCGTTTGCTTCTAGATCTTTTACCATAGGCAGAGCACGATCTACTTTTTCCACAGTGTTTGCAACCTCTTGCATTTTTTCAGTGCTGTCAAACGGCAAGGACGACTGAGTGTTTTTTTCTTGATCAGTGTCGTTGCTGTCAGTGGATATGTTGAAGATTTCTTCTAGTTTTTTGGTCATAATAATTTGTACTCTTTTACGTGATGAAACAATTTATCAGCCCACACGCTATGCCATTGTTCCGGAGCATGCTTTGCCCATCTATCAGTGTTATATATCTCTTGCGTTCGCCATTGTTCATATTGGTGCCAGTATGTGTGTGGATTGTGTAGATCAAAATAATTATTCATTTTGAAATAACCTTGATGCCAGTGTGCAAATGCTTGAGTTGAATCCATCATTAAAAAATTATAATCTTGGTTTGTCAAGTAATTGTACAATCCTACGATATGTCCTAATATTTTCCATTCTTCTTCTGCGTCTGGGTATTGATATTGATAAAAACTTTTGATCATACTCTTTTGTTTTTTGGACAAATAGTCTGCATCTGCATCATATTCGTTTATGTGCAAGAAATCTCGGCTGTCGTAGTCATACACAGTTGCTCTTCTGGCAGCTCCCCAACTGATTAGTAAGAATATATCTGAGTCAGCTGTGCTGAGATATTTGTAGGTTTGTGTTGCAATGTAACAGTTGCTTGCTCCTGCGATGCTGTAATTTTCATAATCCAAATCCAATTGATTGGCTAGCTTTTTGGCAAAACTTTTGTCATAACACTGCAAACTGTACTGCTGATCAATTTCACTGCCAGCTGGATGACTGTCGCCAAACACTACAAGTCTCATTTTTTTCCGCCTTGATGAAATAGTTCTTCTTCTGTTACCACTCTAAATTTAATTCTATTTTGTCGAGCATACGCATTGGCAGCCTGCCATTTTGCTGCGTTGAGAATTGCACTGGCTTGATCTTTTTTGCTGCGTCCTGCTGCTTCCAGTGTGGTTTGTTTTTTTGGTTTGATTTCTATAAGCTCTGCGTTTTTAGCACCGTTGCGATCAGTGTATACTATAAAAAAATCTGGAACATAGATAGTGTTTCTTCCATCAAATGGATTTTTATAGGGTATGCTTACAGATTCACTTGCCCATTGAAGCACTGCTGGATTGTTGTCGCAAAAGTTCATAAAAGCCCACTCCCAACTGCTGCGATAGGTTGGATTTTTTTTGCCTACATATTTGTTTGGGTTTTTAGGATAAAACTTACCCTGTGCAAATTTTCTAGCCATAACATACTTATGGTAAGATATTTCTCGCTACAACAGGACTAGCAACAGTGGATTGCTTGAGTCCGATCAAGCTGGTGTTTCTTCTAGTGTCATTGATTAAAGCTGCCATAAATCTATCTACGGTAATCCCTGCTCCGTTGAATTGATCTAGTAAGTCTGTAGGGTTTACATTTAGTTGATTGCTTATTGTGATCAAGCTGTGCGTAAAAGCGTTTGCACTCTGTGGATCACTTGTCTGTCTCAAGAAAAAACTGTACACAGTGTCGTGTACACTACTGTCTACTGTAATTTCTTCATCAAAGTATCCGTTGAAAAAAACAAGTGTACGTTGTTCGGCACTGGAAAGGTTTTGATTTACAGGCAGGTTTGTATTTTGTGTGCTCATTACAAATCTTGTCCGTTGATGTTTACTGTGTTGTTAGTAGCAGTTGCTGATGCATCGTTTGAAACAGTGGTGTTGGTGCTAGACCCTGTAATGCCGGACAACAGTCTCGGCACTGAAATTTCTTTGTTGTTGGTACTAGTGCCGAGATCTGCATTTCTAATGGTGTCTGACAATAAACCCACACCCTCCTCTGCAATCACTCTACCAATGTCTACACCTTCGAATGCGTTCTGTCCTTGCAGTGCTTTTACACCTGCAGCCAATATATTTCCGTTGCCTAGATCGCCAATTATGCCACTTGCTGTTCCTACAAGACCGCCTTGACCTAGTATGCTGGTTGTACCAGTGCTGATTGCACTTGGTTTGTTGTCATACCGCAAGGTAAATCCTGCAGGTGTGCCTTGTGCTACTTGTCCTTTGCCATACAGTACGCTTTGGTAACGCAAACTCATAGTGTGCTCCATCAGTGTATTGCCAGCACTGGCGTGTGTACCGTGTGTCATATTTTCAATCATAGGTTTTACAAGAGTGTATTCTGTGAATTCTTTTTTGTGCAAACTGTAGATTTTTACACTTTTGAGAAAGTTCTGCGAGCTCTCTCCAGTGGGTGTGTATCCTTTATAGCCATAGGCATTAGTGTTGAAGTCTGGTGAATATTTGTAGGGATTTTCATTTGCAGTTGACTGGCGATCGGTTCCATCTGCATAATAGTATTTGTAGTAGTTTGACCAAAACTCAGTTATAGTGTTGGCCATATCATCGTGAAATGTTATTTCTACTGGATTATAATTGATTCGTGTTTGGGTATAAGTGTGCTTGCCGTATTGATTTTTTTCTGCAAGATTTACCGAAAACCCGGGCAATTGTATCTGATTAACTAGTACCCCAATTTCATAGGTTCTAGTTTGGTCTGCCATAAAGTCTGTAAACTGTCTTACACCTTCGTTGAATTCAAACAGTACATAATAAAGGTGTTGTGATTTAGGAGCAAGGTCATATCCGTTGTCTCGGAAAACCCTACTGGCGTGTTCGTAGTCACGAACATTGTCGCCAGCGGCCAGCGCTTTTAAAAAATTGTTTAAAAAACTAGCCACTGGCTACTCCTTATGAGCCTGTGCTTACGCCGGTTGTATTAGTACCAAGTGTTCTTGCAATAGTGCTGCCTACACCACTGTTTTCAGGTGTTTGTACAGCATTATCAAATCTTATGTTCAACGATATAGTTGCTGGCTCGTTGCTGGCATAATTGAGATCGTTGTAGTTTGCTCCTGTGAGAAAACAACCATACATTTCCCAAGTTTCTAGTACTGTAGGTTCGTTTGCTCCGTTGCCACCGTCTAGTACTTCGAATTTGGTGATAAACTTGTAGTCAATACCTGAACTTGCACTGCTTTGTTCCATAAAGTCAAATTGCTTCTGCAATTGTTCGCCTACCAATTGGCTTACAGATCCATTCATATCATCACGTAGGTTTACTGTGATTGGATCCCAGGTGTGCTTGCCTAATAGGTAAACTTTAGAGTTGTACACGTCAACTGGCATTTCTTCAAATGTCACGTTAGGACGAGCGATATCAATCACTTGTTTGGTCATTTCGCTTCTTGGTGTGCTTACACCAAAGTTTTCAAATAACACCCTAAAGCGATATTTGAGTTTTGGCATCAACAGTCCCTGGCCAGATGCAGATTGGTCACTAGCTAGTGGAACTGTAAATTTGTTTAATGATGAAACTGCCATTTATTTGCTCCTAATATAAATTTATTTATCTTATTCAAAGAGGGGATCGATCCCCTCTTTGTGTGTTCTTACACATCGCTAGAACTTGCTGTATTGCCTGCTTCTAATTCACCAGTGTTCTTGATTCTAATCGGAATGTACACAAACTCCACACTCTTCACAGGCTCAATAGCAATATCCATATACAATTCATTTCTGTCGATGCGTGTTGGAGTGTTGTTGCTCTCATCACACACTACCAAATAGTCATACACACCACGTTTAGCTACTAGGTCGTTGAAGAAACCTTCTACCGCACCTTTGAGTTCATCACGTGTGAGTTTATCATTTGGTTCGAAGATAAATGCTTTGGCAATTTTGTCCAGTTGCGATCTAATGTAGTTGATCAATCTTGCGACATTGATTCGGTCTAGTGCACTTGGTGTAGTGACGCGAGTTTTGTTACCATAGTTCAACAAGCCAACACCTGGGAAGAATGTAATTGGATTGATGGCATTTTGGTACAATGTATCCCTGATACCTTCGGTGACTCCGATACTAACAAATCTTCCTGTGTCGCTGTCAATATAACCAATGCTGTTGGCATTGTCAATAGTACCTCGTCTGTTGCCAGCTGGCGCTAACCAAGGAAAGCTTGCATTATCACTTCGTGCAATCGTACGCAACATCATATGACTTGGCGGTACTTGGATGGTTTGTCCTGTGAGGCTGTTGGTTGTACCACTTGGGTAGAATACACCCAAGTAGTTATCAGCACTTACTAAGCCGTCTTCGCTGTCTACAATAGCATTGTTGCTGTTTAATGCCCAGTTTTCTATATCATCTGGTGCCAATCTCATTGGCGAATCACCTACTACAAATGCAGTGTTTCTGCGTTCGTTGTTTAGTGCAACCATATTGCTCATCAACTCCGGATATCCAGGTGCGGCAATTAGATTAAATTCTCTTTGTTCTTCACGAATATCGCTGTTTGTATCAATTGCACTCTTCATAGCCGCAACCACAATCTGTCTCACACTCTTGCGGCCTAGTGCAGGAGCACCATTGGCTTGTGTTGTAAGTTGTGATACCCAAGTGCTAGTTTGACTTGGTAATGTGCCTGCAAAATCATCTGCGTTAAAGTATCTTCTACGGAAAACTTTAACACCAAAACCGCTTCTTCTTGTGTTCCACAGTAGAGTACCTCTTGGATACAAGTCTGCATCCGGAGCATCTAGATCTAAATAGTTGCTTTCGCTTAGATCACTGATGCTTGGCACTTCGTCGGTTATAGGATCAACATCCCCGCTGGTTCCCCAACGTGCATCACTGAACAAAATACCATTTTCAGTATCGCTGTCACTGACATCAATCTGTACCCATTCGTTGCCGTCTGCTGTGGTTTCGTAACGATATATTCTTGGGAAATTTTCCAAATCACTGGTATTGATCCAAAGATCTCCTACAACCAGTGGAGTTTCGTCATCTTGTTGTTCTGGCTCACTAGCACTCACTATTGGTCCTGCACTGTTGGTTGCTGTGAGGTCGTACCCTCTTGCATCACTGCTGACTGTTCTATAGCCTTTCCAGTTTGACCCGTCGTGTATCATAATATCAAATTCATCAGCAACGCTGTAGTACCAATATGTACCATCGGCTGGATCTGTGCCTGGGCGAGTTGTGCCTGCTGTGTATGTTGCAGGAATCCAGTTGCTGCAGATCAAGTCACTGTCGTTGCCTGCTCGTACATTGGTCAAAGTATCAGCAATGCCTGCGTCTGACAGTGGATTTCCGTTGGTTTCTTTTAATACCAATACACCGCCAGCTGTGTGTTCAATTTCAACTGCGCCAGCAGCTGTGATTCTAGCAGTAACATTAGCAACATTTGCACTTAGTATATCTGCTACTACGTCGTTGGCTGTTGTTCCGCTGAGTGTAACTGTGGTTGCAGTGGTTAGTTCAGTGCTGTTGATCTGACTTGCTTGAATAGTGAATGTTTCACCTGCTGTAAAACTAGGTGAAGTGTTGGTTCCTGAAACAGTTGTTGCGCCGCTTGCTGTTCTTACAAACAACTTGTATGTTACTGTGTCGTTCTCACTGGTGTCAAATTGTACATAGTAGCTGCCTGCTGCAATGTTTCTACCACCGCCGGTTGCATCTAAGTTCTTGTTTGCTGTTCGATCGTTTTCGTACAATGGAGCTGCTGTTAGCACAAAGCTGTCTGCATTTTCGTCATACACTCTAAGTGTAAAGTCAGCACCTGTGTTTGGTGTTGTAGTTTTAACCCACACACTGCCAGTTGGACGAGGCGTGTTGTCTGTGTTTTTCCACTCAGGTACACTGGTGTGTTTGCTCTGCTGTACAGATGGTGTGTAATATGTTCCAGTTGTGATTCCTAAGTCTGCCAATATCGTGCCAACCAAACCATTTTGTATGCTCAATCCACCATCAGTGGTGCTGCCATCTGTTGATGCAGTACTGTCTGCAAACAGTTGCAGTTTATTATCAGTAACACCTGCTGTGATTCCTGTGATTGCGGCTGTGTTGACATCACTAGCCAGTGACGCTACAGTTGTTCCACTAGCTGTTATGGTTGTACCGTTGATGATTAATGTATCACCTGCTGTTATAGATGGGTTGGATTCTGAACCTGCTACAACTGGCCAACTGGTTTTCCAATCTTCGCTGCCTACTAGTACCCAGTTGTTGTTGCTGTTTTTATAATAAACTGGATTGGCTGTGTTGGTTGCAACCACTGCATAACTGCCTACTGTGCCAATGCTGGCTTTAGGCAATCCGCTGTCTAAATCATCAGTGCTGATGATCACTGTAGGACTAACCAAACTAAACAAACCTGTGGTTTTGTTCCATTCAAAGATACCCCAGTCAGTGTTGGCTGTATCAAGCCACGCTGTGCCATTGTCTACGTTTCCTGTTGGTCGAACTCCTGTGCCTACCAACTGACTTAGATCAATGTCTGCTCTCACTACATACGCACGGTTTAGAACGCCAAGCACACTATATGCAGCTTGTAGTCCGTACTCGTTGAGCTCATAACCTGGTAAGCTGTTGCCAGTGGTGTCACTGTAGAACAGTGGGTTTCCAAAAACCTCAGCCAACTCTCTTTGACTACTCACAAGATATGTGTTGCCCACTGCTGATGCTAGGGTACCTTGTGCTAGTCCTGAACCTGTGCCGCTTGATTTGTTAGCAGCTGTAGCAACAAGAAGCATCGGTACACTACCAGCCGCGGCTGGTACATAATTGCTTTCATCTACTACTGTAATTTCTACACCTGGTGATACTAATGCCATTTGTCAGAATCCTCTTAATAAAAAGTTTTGTTAGTAATATTTAGTTGATAAACCTAAAATGGTGGTGTTTTGGCTCATAAATAAAGGTACCTATAAAGGTTCAATTATTATGCAAGATAGACCAATTTGTCCAAAATGTAGCAAAAAACCCTGTGCAGTGAATTACCGCAAAGGCGAAAAGGTATATTATAGAAAAACCTGTGACAGTTGTGCAAGAAAAGCCAACAGAAAAAAACCCATAGAAATTCCTAGATGGCAATCAGCTGGGTATCAACAGTTGAACCATTGTGAAAAATGTGGATTTATAGCAACGTTTTCCCAACAGCTTACGGTGCATTTTGTGGATGGCAATCTCAACAACACAGACTGGAGAAACTTGAAAACAGTTTGCCAAAACTGTTTTATAGAACTTAAAATCAGCGGAGTAGGCTGGAGCAAATCTGACCTGGTCGCCGACTGATTGATATTGACAGTTTTCATTACATATGTTAAAATCGTTGTTTAACAAGGAGTACAATCTATGCCAGATTACAAGTACAACGAAGACGAGCTGATCAAAGAATTTCAGGAGTATGTTGATGCCACCTACGGCGAACATTACAGTTTAAATAAGTTTCAAGCAACAGAATTTATCATCGACGCAGGCCACGGCGACGGGTTTTGTATTGGCAATGTTATGAAATATGCACAACGATATGGCAAAAAAGACGGATATAATCGCAAAGATTTATTGAAAGTTTTACATTATGCACTTATTGAGTTGTATGTGCACGATCGCGAACAACGTGGTTAACCAATAATAAAGCTCATAGGATTACTACCATCAACATAATTGAGTATATCCTGCTCTAACTTGTCCATTTCGGCTTGTGCTTCTGCTTTTAATGTATCACCGTTTAGTGTGGTTCCACCTTGTGGTCCTGCAATAGTGGCAAACTTGCTTCGTGCTTCGCCTAGCATATATTTGCATTGTGCAAGTGTATAATCATACATCCAAGGTTTTGTTTGCGGATCCTGTAAAATAATCTGATCAGGTTTATAGTTGTAAACGTGTAGCATCATCACTTCGCCACTGGCTTCAGTGTGTCTTATCAAAGTTAACTTTTTGTTTACTTTGTTCCAGTGAAACTGCATAAAACCACCAAACAACCGTGCACTCAGTTCTTGGTATCCTGCATACAAATCATAGGTTGCAAGACCTCCAACTCTTCCGCTTTTCAGCATATAGTGATTGAGATATCCAGCTTCAAACGGTTCAAATTGGTTGGCTGAATTTCCTTGTGTGCTGCCAATGGTTCTTCTAAGTACACTTTTTACATCCACAATATTTGAGTCCAAGGTGTACTCGTTTTGGTCTTTGACTATTTCTAAGAAAGCATAACTTTCTTCTACGCTGTTGCTAGCACGCTGTCTATAAACATCAAATGCTCTTTGAAGTGCGATGTCATAATGACTAGGATCAAGTTCAACGTCAACCATATCGCCACCCAAGCGAAGATAAACGTAGTCAAACACTTGTTGCTTTAGAGTGGTTAAATCTGTGGACATAATTTTTACCTTGTTTTAGTATTTATTTTATTTGATTACTTTCAACAACAAGGTTTCTGGATTGATTCGACCGGTTAGTTTGATGTCTACAGTTTTAACGGTGTCTAAAAATTTACGAGTGTTAGGTTTGCTAGCCCGCATAAACTCTTTGAGTTGATCTGCAGGTTTTCTCAATGTTTTTTGCACGCTACTGGTAGGAGTAAATCCTACAATGGTTGTGCCTTTTACACTGAGCTCGCCTACAAACTCGTCAGCAACATAACGCCCTAGTTTGCGAGTTTTTGTGTTGTATACCCACACTTCTTTAGCACCAACAACTTCTGTGGGATTGACACTTTTGATTTTAAGATCTTGATCTTCTTTTTTGTATTTTAGTTTAGCAACAATCTTACTCGGGGGAGTAGGTTTGCGTTTTCTAGGAGCACTTTTGGCTTTGGCAGTTGCTATTAGTGTGTCGCACGCTTCCAACAGCTTGGTGTAAACGTCTGCAAAGCGACGTATATCAGTTTTCTTTAAGTGACTGTATGCTTCCTTTAATTCGTTGTCTGTAGAGCCTTGTGCTAGCTCTAAGAAGTCCTGTGCTTCTGGCTCGTAAAAACTTTTTATAATTCTTGCGTGTGCCTGACTTATGTTTGCATCCTGTAGTACAGTTACTGGTGTAAAAGCATCAATGTCAAACTTGCTGGGATTATTTGCTAGTTGATCGAGCATTTGTTCAATGGGTTCGACATATGTGTAACACTGCTGTCGCATTCTAGTTTGAATATCTACGACATTTGTATTCTTGGGCTGTTCTTGTTGTATGTTGGTATTAGCCAAGCAAGGCTCGATCTGTTTGTGCAACCACTCACTGTGACTGCGGTCGTTTACAAAATCTGGATGGCTGTCCGGACCACCAGCTGTGAGCATTTTTGCAATACTGCCCATTGTTACACTTAGGTAGCTGTCACCGTTGGCAGAAAAGACGTTTGTTTGTTCTGACGAATATCCATTTTGATTCATCCATTTAACAATATCTTTTTTGAGATCTTTGCTGTTGTACTTGTATGCGTGATAGTTAAGCCACTGCGAAAGCCTGCGACTGTATTCTGCATAGTCTAAATTGTGAGAATTTTTCCAATCAATTTTTCCGTCAAACGGATTGTCGATATTGTTTGTGCCTTTGGTTTTTGCCATTCCCATATTCCTTTTCCTCTTACAGCTATTTTATCCCAGGTAGTATATTTTACATTTTTTTTTGCTATAAATACATTATAACACAGGATAAACAAAGAATCAATCATGCCTCGCTTATCACTTTACAAGCCAGAACGAGCTAACGACTACAAATTCCACGACAATAGAATATATGAAATGTTCACTGTTGGCGGAACTGACATAGTTGTACACAAATATCTTGGATCCACCAGCGACCAAACAGGTGATGCTACACAACCAGTGTATGACACTCTTAGCGAAAAAAATATTCAAGATTTGCTATTTTTGGAAAACAGAGATCGAGTTTACGAACGTGATCTCTATGTAATGCGAGGCATTTACAACGTACAAGACATAGATTTTGATCTAAGTCAATTTGGTTTGTTTCTCAGTGGGGATACACTGTTTATTACTTTTCATCTCAACACTATGGTTGAACGCTTAGGAAGAAAGTTGATGAGTGGCGATGTGTTAGAATTGCCACACTTGAAAGACTTTTTTGGCTTAGACGAAACATTAGATGGCGCACTCAAAAGATATTATGTTGTGCAGGAAGGTAGTAGAGCTGCAGAAGGTTTTTCTCCTACGTGGTATCCACATCTGTGGCGTGTAAAATGTACACCACTGGTGGATGCACAAGAGTACAAAGATATTTTTGATCAAAGTTTGGATAGCAACGATCCTTCGGATGACAACGGTGGATTAAAGGATTTGCTCAGTACCTACAAACAAACTCTAGAGATCAACGATGCTATCATACAACAAGCAGAACACGAAACACCCACCAGTGGATATGACACATCTCCTTTTTATATTGTAGGCACACGCGAAGATGGATCCCCTGCTGATCCGTTTGGAAAGACAGCAGACGACACTGACAACAAGGCCAGTACCAATTTATTAGATGCTAGTGAAGCACTCGAAACACCTAGAGCAGATTACCAAGGTCATCTAGTAGGCGACGGGAAACCACCAAATGGATTGCTGGTTACAGCGGCTGTGAGTTTTCCGCAGGATGCACTGGAAGGAGACTATGTGTTAAGATTGGATTATATGCCCAACAGGTTGTTTAGATACAACGGCAGTAGATGGTCGAGAATCGAAGACAATGTGCAAACAAACATCACTCGAGGCGATGAAAACAATCAAACACAAAAAGAAAGTTTTATCAGCAACGACAACACTGTGGAATTGCAAGATGGTACACAAATAGACAGTAAACAAGGACTCAGTGATTTATTTAGACCAGAGGCAGATGATTGATGGCAATTTCAGATACATATTTTTATGACAAACAAATACGCAGATATCTATTGCAGTTTATAAGAATGTTTAGCAATTTTAACGTTGAAATGAATGATAGAAATGGAAATTCCACACTGGTGCGTGTGCCTGTAAAGTATGGCGATGCCAGCAGACAAGGGTTAACCATATTGCAAGACAATTCAGAAAACAAAATGATACCTACTCCACAAATCAGCGTGTACATTGGCGAATTAAACTACGACAGAGACAGAATGCAAGAGCCCAATTTTGTGGACAAGTTTAGTGTTAGACAACGCACATACGACGATACTATTGGGGCTTACACCAACAAACAAGCAAATGCTGTTACTGTAGAAAGACATATGCCTGTGCCGTACAAAATTGGCATAACTGTTGACATATGGACCAGCAACACTGATCAAAAATTACAATTATTAGAACAAATATTAGCACTGTTTAATCCTAGCTTAGAGCTACAAACCACAGATAATTATCTAGATTGGACTAGCTTGACCACAGTTGATCTAGAAAGTGTAACCTGGAGCAGCAGAACTGTTCCAGTCGGAACCGAAGATACAATCGATCTGTCTACTATTAACTTTACTAGTCCAATTTGGATGAGTTTACCTGCTAAAGTTAAAAAGTTAGGTGTTATACAAAAAATCATCACTAGCATTTGGGAAGAAGATGGAGAAATTTCCAACAGCATCAGTGACAATGCGCTACTGTTAGGAACACGTAGATATTTTACTCCTATGAATTATGGTGTTATGCTAGTAGGCAATCAATTAAAATTGTTGAGTGTGTACGAAAGAGTCAGTCCTAAAAATGATGAAATTGGTGAACCGCAAAAAGGCGGTAAAGATCTACGCTGGGGTGGATTAATTGATCAATATGGCAAACTAGAAAATGGCATAAGTCAAGTTAGACTAGAGCAGGAAAATGGCAATTATGTTGTTGGCACTGTGAGCTATCATCCTACTGATCCTTATGTTTTGCTGTTCAATGTTGACTCAGATACAATACCAAGCAATACCCTGCCGGCTGTTGACAGAATAGTTGATCCTAAAAAAAGCGGTCCTGGAACAGGTCTGCCAAGCTTGACACAAGGACAACGATACTTGTT